TCAGGCGGCGCCGAGGTGGGTCAGCTTCGACTTCAGGACCTCGTTCTCGTTCAGCAGGGTCGCCATGCGGTCCTTCAGCTCGCGGATCTCGGCACGCAGGGCCTTGACCTGGTCTTCCGGCGCCAGCGACTCGACTTCCTTTTTCGGACGGGTACTGGTCTTCTGCTCGCGCACCTGGCGCGCCGCCTGCTGCAATTCCTTCTTGCCGCCTGCCACCGCCGCCACCTGGGCTTCGGCCGGCAGCGAGGCGACGTTGGCGGCGGCGCTGACGGAAATCGTCCCGCTGCGCACCGCATCCACCAGTTCCGGCGCCGCGGTCTTGCGGATGCGCTCGATCTGGCTCAGCGTGCTGGCCGAGACGCGCGCCGCCTTGGCCACGTCCTCGCGCGTGCTCCACGGCGGATCGACCGCGTCGTCGGCGCCCGCCTCTTCCGGCGCCTGTTCCGGTGGCGCTTCCGCCGCGCGCTGGGCGGCGCGGGCCGCCACGATTTCCTTCTTGCGCAGCGCCAGCATGCCGCGCTGGAAGTCGGACACGCTGCGGCGCGCCAGGTTATTGTCGATCACCCACAACATGACGTCTTCGAGAGTGGCGAAGTTATTGTTGTGGACGGTGCGGAACGGGATGCCGTGCTTCTGGCAGATCTCGTAGCGGTTGTGGCCGTCGATCAGTACGTCGCGCCACAGCACCAGGGCGTCGCGGCAGCCCTCGGCCTGCAGGCTGCGTTCCAGCGCTGCGTATTCGACGGGTGTCAGGGGATCGATGAAAGAGCGGAGTTCTTCGTTGATGATGATGTTCAATGTCGTTCCTTGCGTTGCGGTGCCGATGGGATCGTACCCATATTCGGCGATGCGGTGCATGCTACACCAATGCAAGGATGCAACCAAGATGGTTGCCTGACAGAAGAAGAAAGTGGTACGGCCAGCCGGAATCGAAATGGAGCCTTCCGCTCTAGAGAAAGCCATCTGAGCCCCGATTCGATCTCAAAAATACCAACAAAAATACCAACATTTGCGCCTGCTGGGCTGACCTGGGGCGGCAGTTTTCAAGTCTACAGACTTATCAATTAAGAATCAGTAACTTAGGCGATTTTTGTTTCCGCAGGCACCGCCGTTTGGCCCTGATTTTTGCCCGGAGAGCGCCGGTTTCAGCCGGTAGTTGCGGAAACGATTTTGGGCATCAAAGGTGCAGGTCGTCGACGTCGGGAGGCCCGTAGCCGATGATCCTCACCGACCACTCCTGCTCGTACCCAACCCCGCCCTTGTCGCGCTCGATGCCGCGGAACCGCATCATGTCGACATGCATGGTTACCAGCTCCGCATGTTCCAGGGGCGGGATGATCGGCCGCATGTGCTCGTCGTCCTGCTCGATCAAGATCGCGGCGCGAGCGGCTCCGGCGCTGGAAAAGCGTAGCTCGCCCTCGAAGCCTGGGTCTTCGGTGATTTCCTGGGTGGTACGCGGGACGCCCTTCTCGCGCAGGCATTTGACGATGCTGTACATCGGGTCAGTATAGCAGGGGCTGTTGCGCCACCTCTGCCTGGCTGTTGACTGTCGCCAAGTTGCAGTAAACCCAACTCTGAGACCATGTCCTCTCATTCAAGGAGGGGCAATGGGATACTCGATTTACAGCGGCGATGTCGAAGCACTGGAGGGGCATGTAGCTTTCCGTGACGGCGAGTGCGTCGCCCTGGTTCAAGAGGTGACGTCGGTCGGGCTGACGATGGGCTGGCGGCCGGGCCCGCGCGTGGTCGACCTCAGCTATTTGAACCCTGGCACCGTCATAGCCAACTTCATCGATGAGCGATTCCCCAACCGGCATGGCTACCACGCAGCCCTCTTCATCGGGTTCGCGCGCGGCGTCAGCGGAAAGGTGATGAGCATCCGGGTGATGGATCAGTTCAGAGGCCGGATGCCGCGGAACGTCGTCAAGGCCAGGGACATCTATCCGAGAGGTCGGAGCCACAAAGAAGGCAATCCGATTCACGACTGCGACAATGCAGACCAGTTCTATGTGGTGACGAAGTGAAGGCGGCGATCCTGTTGGGCCTGGCCCTGGCGGCGCCGGCGCGCGCGGAGGTCGCTGAGTGCCCGAGGTTCTACCCGGCGCAGCAGCTGGCGATCGATGGCGCGCAGCGGCCAGCGTCGAGTGGGGGATTCGTAGCGCGCGCGGCGCTGAGCGGCGCCGGCATGTTCACGGGTGAGATCGGCGGCCAGGGCGAGCTGATCGGAGAGCGGCGGGAGGTAAAAGGCGGGATGGATGCGAAGTTCGGCTTCGCGGACGGCGACCAGCGCTGGCTGGTGTGCACATATGGTGTCGGCGGCGAGATCACCTGGTGGAAGCAGATGGATGCGCGGTCGACCAGCTGCGCGCTGCAGGTTCGCAGCCCGGCCGGCAAGGTCGATGCGAGGGCGACATGCAAATAAGTGGGGAGCAGATGCGTACCGACACGCTCACTGCCAGCCGGGTCGACCTGGTCTTGATCCTGCTGCCGATCATTACCCAGGCGGAGGCAGCGCAGTCGCTGGCCGACAGCGGCGTGCCGGCCGACGTCGCCACGCGCGTGCTCGACAACCCACAGCAGCGCCGGTCCATGCCGCTGCCGGAGTTCCTTTACTTGGGCCAGGCCTGAACCGTCCTGGCGTGCCGCGCTGCACACTCGGCGTACTGGCGCAGCAGGTTGATCGCCCAGGCCTGCCACACGTCGTAGTCGGGCGATTCGGGTTTATCGACGGCCGGGCAAGGCGCCGCCAGCGCGCTATCGAGCGGCGGCGGCCTGGTTGGCGGCGTCGATTGCGGCGTCGAGGTTGCGCACCCGGACAGGATCAGGGCGGCAATCAGCGGGAAGGTGAGGCGCATTGCGCAGCTCCTTGGTGAGCGCCGTGATCTTCGGCGCGAGGGTGGACTGGGTGCCGGCGTATTCGGTTGCGGCCTGGTGGATCGCTGCGGCGTCGGCCTGCAGCGTGCTGACAGTCTCAGTCGCCTGGGCGGCCTGCTGCTGTGCGCGCTCGGCCTGCAGGTGCGCCAGGTCGGCGCCGAGCCGCCAGCCGTTGACCACCCAGCCGGCGCCGAACCCGAGCACAGCGACCAGCGCGGTAGCGCCGGCAGCCAGCGGCAACTTGTACGGCGCCAGGCGCGCGAGCATGGCGGCGATCACTCCACACCCTCCAGGCACAGGTCACGCTCTGCCGCGCGCCGCTTCGTCAGGCCGGGCAGCGGCACCATGACGCCACCGACCCGCGCCTTGTCCCAGCGCGGCAGCTGGTTGCACGCCGCCACCAGCAGCGGCAGACCGCTGTCGGGATTGCGCGCGCCGCCGGCCGAGTACTGGCGCAGGTAGCGCGCCGCCGTGGATTGCGACGGGTTGCATGCGACGGCCGGGCCGAGGTTAAAGGCTGCGTCTGCGAAAGCGGCCAGCGTCTGCGGCGGCAGGCCCGGGGCGCAGGAGTCGACCTGGGCGATGGCCTTCTGCATATCTGCCGTGAGCCAGGCCTTGCACTGCTCGAGCGAGTAGGTCACGCCGGTGCGCACGTCGGCGCCCGTGTGGCCGTAGCAGGCGGTGAGGATGCCCGGCGGATCACGATAGGCGACCTGGCGCAGTCCTTCGGCCGGGATTGCGAGGGCAGTGGCCAGCAGCGCGGCGATTGCCAGCCGGCTGGGTTTCTTCGTCGGTTCGGTCGCCATGTTAGGCGCCTCCCGTTTTAGCGGCCAGCAGCGTCTTAAGCTGAAGCGCGCCGCGGTAGACCTGCAGCGAGACCTTCGCGACCGCAATCGCCACACCCATATAGCGGAAGGTGTCGGCGCCCAGATACGGTGCCAGGGCCGGCAACCAGCCCTCGATGGTGGCGATGATCTGGTCGGCGAACGGATAGGCCAGCAGCAGCAGGGCCCAGACGCTTTTGCGCGCCAGCAAAAACCAGGTTTTGAGCCGGGCCATCATTGCTTTGCTCCCAACTGCACACGCAGCGCAAGCTCCTCGCGGGCGTCGCGCCGGCGCATGTAGAACCAGTTCAAGAAGAAGGTGGCCAGCGCGGTGAAGATGCCGACGAAGATGCCCCACTGGGTCAGGGTCAGGGACGTCGCGATCGCCACAATGGCGCCGGCGTAGCTGCCTGCTTCGGGTGCGGATACTTGGGTCATTTTTGCCTTTTCGATGGGCGTAAAAAAGCCCGCGTCGTGCGGGCTGGGAGGGGAATTCTGTTGGCGAGCATCATGCATACATGAGCTCGCCCTTGGGGATGTCGACCATCTGCAGGTCGACCGGCTTGATTCGCTTCATTTCGCCCGGGTCATACAGGCGCGTGCCGCCGGCGAGCAGGATCGCGAAGACCAAGTCGGAGCACCACCACTTCGAGTCGTCGGACCACTCCGTCGAATAAGTGAACGGGATACCGACGGCGCCCGGCCAGTCGTAGCCCTTCCCGACCTGGGCCTCGGCGAACGCGCGCGCGGCGTCGATGTCCGGCACCCAGACTGGCATGTCGCGGTAGACAGCAATGCCCGACATGATCGCCGGCACGCTGGCGGCTCTGCAGCCGTGTGTCATTGACGCCTCGTAGCCGCGGTCCTCGATGATGGTGATGGCGTGGCTGAATTGCCGGCTGCCTGACGCAACGCCGATGGCGAGCGACAGCGGGTTATACGGCCAGCGGCTGGTGAGCCTGACCGTGACAATTCCAGGGCGCTTGCTCATGCAAGTCCTTTCATCAGGTTGGATAAATCATTCGAGAACTGCGAGGCGATCGCGTCGACGTCCGCCAACTGGGCGTCGGCGGCGACCGCAGCGCGCACGCGCTCCTTTGCATCCAGGCGCAGGCGGCGAATACCCGCCAGCGCGGCGTACCATCGGTCGGCCGTGGTGATGATGTCGTCGGCAGCCTGCTGGCCGGTCCACGGCGCACCGCCATTCGTCCACTGCTTCGCGTCGGCCCAGCTGGCGACGCACTCCGGTACCGGATCCGGATAGCCGGCACTGGCGTATGGCCGGGCCTGCGCCTCGGCGAGCTGGTATTCCAGGACTTTGGTCGGATCGCCGATCACCTTCAGCCGGGCCGCCTCACCCTCGGCGTCCATCGCGTCGATCGTGCGCGCGGCGACGACTGCCAGCGGCGCCGTCTCGATCCACACCGGAGCGCCGTCCACCCACCTGTGAACCTCAGTCGGCGTGTTCGCCGTCAATCGGACGGGCTCATCCCAGCGCACGTAGGTGTACTGGTCGGTGTCCGCCGGCGGCGGCGCCTCGGGCCCGACCATATCAGGCGGATCGATGCGCCCCGCGACATGGTCAACCCGGTTATCAGCGGTTAATCCTAGATGTTGTGTCATCAGTAGAAGCTCAGTGCAATATCAATGGTTGCAGACGTGGTCACGCCGCCGTCGCTCGCGGTGCAGGTGACATAAAAGTCCGTTTCAATGTTCAGGCCATCCGTGTTACGCCCACCAGGCCCGACCACAGTCAGACCGCAGGTCGCCGAAGTCGGGTTTGAGATGATTATCTTGCCCCACGGGTTATCTGCTGCCGTCCAGAGGTACGATGGGTTCACCGGGTTGCTGATGCTGGCGGTGTGCGATCCGCAATAGCCGCCCGTGGTGGCGCGAGGGTGCGAGAACGTGGTGCCCGATGGGCTGACGATGCTTACTGTGCGGCTCGCCAGCTGCAGGGTCGGGTTGATGACGATCAGCTGGGTGCCGTCCCACTTGATCTCGGCGCCGCCGGCGACGCCAACGGCAAACTTCGCCACCCCGTTGTGAAAGCCGAACCAGACGCCGGTCCCGCTGTCCCACGTGCGCGCACCGACCTGCATGAAGCCGGCGGCCGCAATCGAAACCGCCATCAGTTGTCCAGCGAATGTAGGCGCACCGGAGATCGGCAACGTGGTCTTGATGACCCCGCCCTGCACCAGGACGAGGCCTTCGCTGCCGATCCAGATGCCGTTGTTGGTATCGCCCACCAGGATCGCGTACTTCGACTGCAAGCCGATCTGACCAGTGATGACGTCGTAGCCGTCCTTTTGCAGCTTCTTGTTGATGGCCTGGCTCATAGCCGGCACCGCGGCGGCGTTTGCGGCCACTACTTCGGCCGCCGCCCCAGCAACCGTGGTGCCCGCCGGCGCGCCCCACGATGCGTTCAGGTCACCCGTGTACAGCGAGCGGTCCAGGTCTCGAATCCACTCACCCCAACTGGCCGCATCACAGGGCGCAAAACGTCGCCACGTCTGATCGCCGGCATATGCCCACTGGATAGCATAACCGCCGGAGCTATCAATCCATTGCTTCATGGTTTCCAGCGTGCAGTATGTGGTACCGGCGCCGGTAATCCCAATCGAGGAACACTGCTTGAATTCTTTGATATGGACGATGCCGTAATCACGCGGCGCGTAGTTCACGGTGCGAGCGCCATCAACCACTGGGAGATTCTGCACCTTGCCTTGCTGTGCACCACCGGGACCAAGCAGAACACCTTCGTTGGACATTTGCAGGTCGCTCGCCATGGTTGCTGACTTTGCCGCGATGGCGTTTTGCAGTTTGGACCGCTCGGTGTACAGGGCTGTGAACAGCGCAAGGTAGGTTGGCCTGTCGATGTTCGTGTTCTGGCTTGTGTCGTTCCAGGCCGGGTTCAATCCGCTGATGTAGTTCCAGGCGTTGTTGTGTGCGGTGCCGTAGGCGTCCATGCTCAGACCAAGTGCACGGGCCTGCGCCCAAGTGGCTGATGCAATTGCGTCTTCAGCTTGCCAGTCCGCGATAAGGTCGGATTTCTCACTACGATCCAGCACGCCATCCGCCGAGATTGCTTCAGCCTTCGCATTTGCTGCGTCTGCCGCAGCTTGCGCCTCCCAAGTACTCGGGTAATAGGCGGGCAGCACGTCGCCTTCGACAACCATCAGATCATCGAACCAGACATTGCCGTCCCCAGCGCCTTCCGTGACAGTGATGTACAGGCGGCCACCACCTTCAACTCCGGAGCCCCAAGTGATCCGACACTCATACAACTGCCAGTCCGGGGTTAAAGCTGGATTCTTAACCCAAGTTTGCGACACCGGACCCGGAATGTTCCAGCGCAAATCCAGCGCAGCGCCGTATCGGATATTTGTAGTTCTCGCCCAGATGCCAACCATGTAGGTTTGGCCGGGCCGCCAGTCTTTCAGGAGAAGCTTGGAATTTCGGCCGCAGATGCCTTTAGTGGAACTGTGATTAGCAGAAGTCCAGGTAATAATTTGCGCCCGACCAACACCGCCACGCCCAGCGCCCGCAGCGCTGAATGATGCCGTCGTGGGCTCGGCATCATTGGCATTGTTGTAAATGTCGTACCCGTCTGCAATCGACCCGTTCGTCGCTACCTCAAACGAGCTATTCGGCGCGAGATTGTCGCCACCCACCGTGCCGCTGAAACCGGCCCCGGTTGCCGTGGTAGCTGCCGCCTGGATGGCTGTAGACAGACCGGACGTGCTTTGAATAGAAAGCGTGCCGTCGAGGACCACGTCGCCGCGTAGGCCAATCACCGTTTGCCCGTTCACGGTACCAATCACGAACGGGAATTTAGGGGTTTGCCCAGGTAGTGCCACAGCGAAGCGGTCAGCCAAAACGATGAAGCTGCTCTGCGGTACGCCGTTGATTGGCGTGCTGGCCAGGCCGTAGCCGGCGACGTAGCCGTTGTTGTCGATCTTGGTGGTGATCTGCGCGCCGAGGCCGCTGATCGACCGACCTTGCGTTTCGAGCGTCGCCGTATGGCCGTCGACGGTCGTACTCAGCTGCTGGGTGCTGGATGCGATTGCTGCGTTGGCCTGAGCCTTGCTGTATGCGTATTCCTGGACCCATGCGACGGTCGCGCCGGTGCCTTGGTTCAGCGTGGCGAACTCGGACCGGAGCGTATTGGCCGTCGCGGTGAGTGCGCTGTCAGAATCGGCCCTGCTGTAGGCATAGGACTGCGCAAACGACTTGGCCGCCACGAATGCATTATCAGCCGCGGTGTTCGCATAGCCCTGATATGCCGCCTGGATGTTCGTCCCGAAGGCAGAAAACGAATCGTTGATCGTCTGCTGGCTGTAGGTGTACTGCTGGACGTAGGTCCGGTTGTCCGTGGAAGCCTGCGCGATCGCAGCGATGCGCTGATCTGTTTCGTACTTGACCCGCGCCGCCACGCTACCGGCCGTCTCGGCACCGGCGTCGATCAGGCCAATGCGCGCACTCAGTCCGACCGTGAACTCGTCGGTGGTGAGCTGGCCTTCAAGAATATCCTTGAGCGCACCAGGGCTCAGGTCGATGTCGGTGGCATTCTTGCCATCTTTCCCGTCCGAGAGCTTCGAAATCGTGCAGGGTCCGGTGTAGGTTTGCCCGTTGACCGTTGCGCTCGCGATGACCGTTGCACTCGAACCGACCATGTCGGCACCAACCAGGGTTGCGGTCGTTGCCGTCACGCTGGCCAGCGGGCCGCCGGTGCAGTTGAACGTGAGCGGCGCGTCGATGTCGATCCGGGTTGCGGTGAAGGTGATCGACGGCGGCGTGATCGTGCCGTCGGCAGCCACGTGGAAGGCCGGCGCCGACGGCGTCAGCAGGATCTTCGCCGACGCCAGGTTGACCGTTCTCGCCGCCGCGCCGCGAAGCGTGACGTCCATGAAATTGACTACAGTAGCCATGCGGCTCCTTCAGATTGACCGGACAGTGATTTTTGATCCGTACCGCTCAGCGGCCTGCAGCGCAACCTCTGAATCGCCCATGCGCTTGCCGAGGACGGTGTGCGCACGCTCTACCTCGAGATCGGGGTCGCCAGTGCGCACGCTCACGAAAATTGGGTAGGCCCGGCTCGCGCGCAGGATGTTGGCGAGCCGCGCGCGATCTGCCGGCACCAGCGCCCTCATCTCGATCGAGACCTCTTTGCTTATCGTCGAGGCGCGGCTCAGCAGGTCGCCGGCGGCGGTGCTGTAATGCGTCGTCGCATCCACGTCCGTCGCGGAGACGGACGTCAGTCCATACGGTGGCGACCAGTAGCGGCCGATCACCAGCTTCGACGCCTCGATGTAGCCCTGCAGGTTGTTCGTGTCGACCAGGTCGATGGCGAAGGCGCGGAACTGCGTTTCAGGGAACCAGGCGCGCGCGTAGGCCCCGCCGCCGTAGGCGTACGCGCTGGCCGACTGCGCCGCGGTCCATCCTTCCAACTGGATCGCCGGCGCTGGACAGGCCAGGATCACGCCCGTATCGCAGTCATAGCTCTGCCAGTTGTCGATAAAGCCCGCAGGGCGTGCGCCTGGCGTGCTGCCGCTGGGGTAATAACTCGTCGGCGCCGCGCCAGCCTCAAGCTGCGCACCCCAAAACTCAACCGCCCCACCGCTGGGCAGATAATGGAAACTTCCGGTGGTCGCTGTTGCCGTGAACGTCATCGAAACCCGGTACCAGCCGCCGCCGATGGCAACCGCTGTCGATCCGGCGCCGGAGATTGCCCCGGTGGCGAAGGCGAAGACCGCGGTGACGGAGGTGCCGCCCCCGTCCTTCAGCAGCGTCGCGCCGGTGCCTCCGGCCGACTTCACGAACTCGCTGTAGGTGTAGACCGTGCCGACAACCATGTTCGACGCCGCGCGGTACCGCGAGCCGCTGCTGATCCGGATCGTGGTCGTCGTGCCGTCGGGCGCCAGGCCGGCATTCACCACCGTTCCAGCATCACCATTGCTGGTCATGGCGGAGCCCGAGCTCGTATTCGTGAGCAGGTTCGTGGCCGGAAGCTCATTCGTCAGGCGTACGCGGATCGTATCCGTCGGGGAGAAGTTGCCGAGCAGCGCGACCCCGGACGCCAGCTCGGGCGCCGTCAGCGTGCCGCTGATCCTCGCCGTCGTTCCCGTGGCGCGCCAGACGTCGGATTTCTTGTCGCCTACCAGATTGGTGACGCCCAGCAGGCCGGCCGTGCTGCTCGCGGACAGCGAGGCCCGGCACGCCGCATTGCTGGCGATGATGCGAAGATTTGCCATGGGTTCCTTAAACCGTAATTTCTGCAATGACCGAGTACTGGCCGAAGTCGGTCGTCAGGCTCGTCACCTGACCGGGCTTTCCGTTCTGCAGCCCATACCGGGTGCCGAACAGGTTGCGGGCCTCGCCCAGCTGCAGGCGCAGTCCGGCCGGCGTCAGCTCGACGCGATAGATCGGGTGCCGCACCTTCCTGAACGCCAGCCGGCGGTCGCCTTCATCCTTGGCGTCAGCCGTGCGCAAGAGGCACGTCTGCTCCATCACCGGGTCGGCATACAGGCTGTTGGCAGCCTGCGTTGCCTGATCGACGGGCGTGGTATAGGTCGGCCACTCTGTCGCGAACAGCTGCTTGTGCTCGGGCGGCAGCGACGTTTGCAGGTTCGGTTGCGTGGTGTAGTTCCGGCAATACCCGATCTGGACCGCGGCGGCCACTGGCGAGCGGTCGACCAGCGTCAGCGTGCCCTGGACCTGCATCGAGAGAGGAATGTCCAGGGTCGCACTCTTCGGGACCGCATACTGAATGAGCTGCAGCTTGCCCAGCATCGACGGAATCAGCTGTGCACCCTTGCTCGCCGCCAGCTGCGCGCACGCGGTCAGCACGTTGGTGCGCTCAAGGATCGCCAGGCCAACCGGCTGCGGATTGGCGGCATCGAAGGCGGCAAAGTTCGCCGTGTCGATGTCGTCCACCGTCATGCGGGTCGACGCCTTGCCGTAGGTGGTGGCCAGCAGCTGCACCAGCGGCGCGATCCTGTTGCGATAGACCCCGCCGGTTTTGTCGCCCTGGACGCTGCAGGTCACGGCACCCGGGCCGACTGCAGTGTTGAAGGCGTACCGGCCGTTTGTCGGCTCGTCCGTCACGTCCGGCGAACGCTTCTTGCCGTCGGTGCGCGGCTCAATCAGGCCCTCGGCGGCGCCCCAGTGGTAGTACCAGCAGCCGGTGACGCTGTCATACTTCGGCGTCATGTTGGCCACCTCGCCAAGAACCCCGGGAATCAGCGTGCCATCTGCGAACTTGGCTTCCGACACCGGGGTGTTCAGGCGCTGCAGCGCATCACGGAAATTCAGCTGGATCTTCGTGTCGTCACTGCCGGGCGCGATGTCGGCCAGCGCCCCGACGAACTCTACCCGGTAATCCGACTCGTCCCAGCTGGCGTCACCGACCAGCGCGAACACGCCCTGGTTCACAAACACATCATCGAACCAGGAATCGAGCTCGCCGTTGATATTCCAGACCTCCACGGCGCCAGCGGACAGTTTCGCTTCGCCGTCTTGGGAGATCGAGCGGGTGATCACCAAGTCCTTGGCGATGGAGGCGGAATACGGCGCCGCCGCCGGCCCCGTGAAGGGCTTGTTCGACAGGCGGCGCCAGGTCTGCACCCCGCCGCTTAGGCAGCCGACGCGATACAGGGTCACGCGCTGCGCGGTCGAGTCATCGAGCCACGCAGCGTATTGCGCATCAGAGATTGTCATTCGAGGGCCACTTTCTGCGCGCCGGCGAGCCCGCGGATAAGCGAGCCCAGACCGGCCACGATGGTTTGTGCGTTTTGCTGCTGCGCCTCGGCGTTGGAGACGATGGCGTCGCCGGTCTGCGCCTGCTGATCCTGGCGCAACCCGGCTGTCTCCTGGGCCTGCTTGTCGGCGCTATCCTTCAGCAGCTTTACGGCGGTACCCAGCACCGACAGCGCGTTGCTCAGCACGAAACCCGACTGAATCGGTGCAGGACTGGTGTTCTGCGCGATCGTGTCGAGGATCTTGTTGGCGGCATCGAGCGTGTTCTGCATCCCCTTGAGTGCCAGGGCTTGCGAGTTCATCGAGTTCAGCTGCGCCTGGGCGGCGTCGATCTGGCCGGTAGCCCAAGCAGCCGCGGCGGATGCATCCTGCTGGCCCTTGGCGAAGTCAGCCTGATACGTCGTGTCGCCCGCGTTGAGCTTTTGCGATGCCATCAGCCACGCGGTCAGGGCATCCGAAAACTTGCCCTGCGCCGTGGTGTCACCGCCCATTGCCGCCGCGCGGATCTTCTCGTACTGGCTCTTCAGCTCAGCCTCTTGCGCCTCGGGCGTCAGCACCGACAGGCTGCCGACCGAAAGGCTGTCTGACAGCGACCGCACTGAATCGCGGAAGCTCGCCAGCCCAGCCGAAGTGTCGGCGAGCTTCTGGGCCGCCTGCACCTGGTCGAACAGCGCGCGGCTGCTCGCGTCCAGCGCATCCCGCTGCTTTTTCAGCAGTTGCGTCTGGGTCATCGTCAGCTGGTCGAGCTGATCCTGAAGCCCCTTGCGCTCGGACGCGATGTCCGACTCGGTGCGGGTCAGCACTTCGGATGCGGTGTGCACCTGGGCGAAAGCATCCGCCAGCTGCATCATCGACGTGAACTGCTTGGCGCCAGCCTCGGTTGTCAGGTCCAGCGAATTGACGACTGCCTTGAACTGATCGCGCGTCTGCACGGCGGCCAATCCCAGGCTCGACATCGCCTCGTCAACCGCCTTTTTCACCGGTGCCAGCTTTTCCTGTTCGGTCAGGTAGTTCTGGGCGTAGGTCGATGCCCACGACGTCAGATTCGACGCGCTGCCAGCCAGATTGACCAGCCGCTCGCGCGCCTCAGCCGATGCAATGCCCGCCGACCCGAACGCTTCCGTTGCCGTCTTGCCCAGCAACTGGGCCATCTGGGTGGTTGCGTCGAAGTCGCCAGCCAGGCGCTCGAGCGTGGTGGCCGCCGTCTCGCCGGTCTTGGTGAACTGGGCGATGTTCGGCACAAGCCGGGTTGCCAGCTCATCACCGACGCTACTGAGCAGCTTGGTGACGCCATCCTCGATCTTCCCGTCTTTCCCCAGGTCGATGTTGAACGACTTCGTGTAGCTGGCGATCGAGCTGGCGTCAGCGCCCAGGCTAGTCGCGAAGCTGGCCGACACTGCCTTGATCTGGTCGAGACCGTTACTGATCGCGGCAAGCGCATCGGTCGACAGCGACTTGCTATCGGTGCCGTTTTTGTCGGACCGGAACCAACCGCCATCCTGATGCCACTTCGCGTAACTGGACGCCGTCAGGCCGCCGGTGGTGATGTTGCCGCTGATGCCAGTGGTTGCGACCTCCTTGCTACCCATACCAAAAGCGCGATTGATGAGGCCGCCAATCGCACCGCCGATGGCGCCGCCAATCGGACCGCCGATGATCGCCCCGGCCACCGAGGCTATGTTCGTTACCGCCTGGCCGTGGTTGATGCTGTAGTCGCCAGCGATGGCATTGCCGATGTAATGGCCAGCTAGCGCGCCGGCGCCGCTCGACGCCAGCGAGCCCGCACTGGTCGCGAAGGCTCCGTTGCTGGCGATATTCGACGACAGCCCGGTCTTGTACAGGCCAGCCTGCACTGCATCCGCGACAGAGCCGCTCAGCGAATCGAAGCCACCGCTGATGGCCTTGTACAGGCTCGATGCCGCTTGAGCGGCGCTGATTGCGCTCGACGCGGTGCCGGCGGTACCGACTGGCGCGGTAGCGGTGGTAGCAGCTTGCGCAAGGCCGCCGACCCCACCGGCCGTGATCGATGCACCAACGTTGACGATCCACTTCTTGAGCGTCATCTGGTATAGCAGGTCCAGCAAGCCGTTCTTCAGTGCATCCCGCAGCCGATCGAACGCCGACTTTCCGCTGTCGAAGATGCTGATGAAGGTGTCGTGGGCGGTTTGCTCGATCGAGCCCCACATCTTCTTCTGCTCGTCCAACCGCGGCTTGATTGACTGGTTTTGGTACCAGGTGTCGAAGCCTTGCTGCAGGATCTTCTGGGCCTCGGTACCTTCACCGGCAATCTTGATGCGCTCGCGCCAAGTTTCAGCATCGAGTTCCAACTGCGCAGCGGCGCGCTGCTGGTCGTCCGCAATGTACTGAATTCCAAACTTCTTATTCTGGTCATCGAGTTGCGCAGCGTATTGCAATGCCTTTGTCTGCCCGAGCGTCGCCTTCGCCACCTCTGCGCGAACCTTCGCCTCGGCATCAAGCTTCTGAAGCAGCTCCGTTGTAACCGGCTTCTTATCTTCGCGAAGCTTGGCCAGCTCCTTTTCCTTCCACGTCTCTGCTTCTAGGCCAGCCATTGCGATCGCGCGCGCGTCAGCCGATTTGCCGTACATTTGATACTCAACGGCAAGAGCCGCAGATTGCTGCGCCCGCGCCAGCACGCTCTCGGCGATGTACTTCGCCACGTCGCGCTCGGCTTGGTTTGCCTTGAGCTGTTGCTCAGATGCCGCGAGATCGTCGAGCTTTGCCTGGACGACTTGCTTGTGCGCATCAGACAGTTTCAGCTTGCCAGTTGCGATTTCCTGATCGACCTTGATCTGCAGCTTCTGCGATTCGGTAGCATCCTGGCTGACTTTGATCTCGAGCTTGTTCTCTTCGATCTTGGCCTGGATTGCGGCGGTCACGCCGGCGTAAGCCGCCTCCTCTTTCTTCGCTGCTGCCTCGGCGGCTTTCACAGCGGGATCGTTGCCCGTCTGGTAGACCAGGTCCTTGGTTTCAGCGGCCGGCTTTACGGCATCCTTACCGCGTGCAGCCAGTCGTGCCAGATACGCCTTTTCGAACTCGGGAAGCGGCTTGGTCAACTGCTCCTGCAGCGTCTTGTTGGCATCCTCGACAACTTTGTTTCGCTCGGCCAGCGCTTTTTTGATGTCGCCCAGAGCGGAGCCGCCGTTAGCCGCCTTGTAGCCAGCGACGATCGGGTTGGCATTAATTGCGAACGTGCGCGCGAAATCCATATCGGCCTTGACGGCCTTGAGGCTATTCCAGACCACAGCGATGCTTCGGCCGAGCATTGCAGCTCCGTCAGCTGCCTGCGCAATCGCCATGCCGATCTCATCCGCCCACTTTTTTGTGTCGGGCTTGCTGAGATCATTCTGCTTTTGATACACATCCGAGAACGCGCCAATCAGATCGTTCATTGCCGGAAGCCCGTCGATCGTGATGGCGGTGAAGACCTCTTTGAGCCGGAGTTTCATCCAGCCCAGCTGATCCTGGAAACCAGCGCCAGCGCCAGCGGCTGCTGCCGAAACCGACGCCATTTTGTCGTAGTTTTCAGCAAGGTCGTTCAAGAACGGCAGCATGTCCGCGCCGGACTTGCCCACCAGGTCGGTGATCAGTGCCGTTTTAGCTGCGCCGTCGTTGTACCCCTGCAGTTTCTTTGCGACGTCGACCAACACTTCGGCGGGGTCGCGCAGCTTGCCGGATGCATCCTTCGATGACAGGCCCAAAGCGCCCAGCGCTTTCTGCGTCTTGTTCGACTCATCGTCGACGGTCGCCATACCCTTGGCGAGCTTGTTCAGCGCGCTGCTGACCCCATCCATGCCATTGCCGAAAACAGCATCGACCTTCTGGATCTTCGACAGGCTCTCAACGCTTGCCCCAGTTTTCTGGGCCATATCATCAAGCTGGCCGAGATCATCGAGCGCGCTTTTGATCATCATGCCGGAGGCGGCAACAGCCGCGGCGGCAACAGCGGCAATTGCCAAGGCCGCGTTCTTCAGCTTGTCCTTAGCCAGGACGCTGAGCTTTTCGGACCAGGACTCACCCGCCTGCTCAGCCTCGCGCATCCTTGCAATCATCGGGCCGGCCGCATCGCTGACGCCCAGTTGGGCGGCGCGCATTTCGGCGAGTTGGGACGCAGTCTTCCCGATTCCATCGGTGCGTGACCGCAGATCCGCCAGGAACTTAGTCGACTCGTCGAGTCGCCGCGTGGCGTCCGCAGCCTCCGTAGCCTTGCGCTTGGCCTCATCCAGCTGGGAGAGCAGCGGCCTGAGGGCGTCAACGTTTACGCCGCGAACCTGCGCCAGGGCGGCATAATTCTCGGCCGTGCCCTTGGCGCCGGCTGCCAGCGCGGTCTGCGCCTGAATGGCGCGCGTGATCGAGTCGGACATCGACTTGGTAGCGCGATCGACGCGCACGGCAGCCGCGCCGGCGTTGTCGCCAACCCCGGTCAGGCCTGGGCTGCGACCGATGTCATCAATCACCTTGCCGGTGGTCTTAGCGGTGGCGCCAAGGTTGTCGAGGTTCTTGCCGGTTTTTTCAACCGCATCGTCAACCGGGCGGAAGTCAGCCCCTTGGCCGGCCTCTTCGATAGCCTTGCCAGTCGTCTTGGCGGTCGCGCCAAGATTTTCGAGGTTTTTGCCCGTCTTGGCGACTGCGTCATCGACCGGGCGGAGACCGGCCTCGACGCCAGTTGCATCTGCGACCACTTTAATTGTTGCTGTGTTGACGATGTCGTTCATCGAGCGCCCATAAAAAAACCACCCGAAGGTGGCTATCGAAAAAACTCAACTACTCAGCGCTACAGGTCCATCTTGAGCCTAGCTGCAGTAGCCTCCATACGTTGGATCTCAGTGTTTGTCCGCGCCGGGTACCCCCTTGGAGTGTCAGCGGAAGTCGGCCTCATGGAGTCAAACGCTAACCCCCAGGCTGCGTAGTAATCCTTCAACTTCGATGTCAATGCCTCGCTACCGCCAGGGGTCGCCATCAGTTCGTTAAATTCCTTTGCGATCTGAGCCTTGTACTCCATATTGCTCGTTGAGATTGCCGATACATCGCCCGCGCGAGGAACCATCATGAGGTTTTGCCACTGCAGTGTCGTGACGCCAAGATATGCTTGAGCTGACTGCAAAAACTTTACTGCCGCTTTTTTGAATTGCGCATCATCTGCTGCCGCCAAACCCGAGACCGCTCCAGGCTGCGGTTCGGTCGCCACTGCAGAAAAGTGCAGCGCCCCGGCGGCGACAGCCAACAATGTCGCCATCACCCACTTGCGATGATCCATATCCCCTCCCTATTTAGATGGAAAGGAAATATTACACCAGCGGAAATATGCACTCCCCGCTTTTACTTCAGTAGTGGCGCAAGCGCGCCAACCGCTGCCGCGACCTTGTCGAAGGCGGCGGCCAGCACATAGACCCCAATCGCAAACATCACCCATCGGCTGTGTGGAATATCCATCTTCAGACCCTTTAACCAGTCAATGGCCAGCTTGATGCCGGGCCGTTTGGTGCTATCATTCATCTATGTTCTTTCGTAGGTCTGGTACGGAGGAAATAAAAAACCCCTGAACGTTTGCGCGTCAGGGGTTTTTGCTTTGTGATCTCTCTTCAATCTGCTCATGCATGACCTGCAGCGCTGCCGCTTCCATGATCTGCAGGTCCTGGTCGAGCTGGTCGTATTCGGCCGGCGACAGCCCCATCCGGTCCATGCGCCGGAACGCAACCATAAAGTTCAGTCCGACTGGACCACCCATCCCGACCTGCCACTGTGTGCGCAGGCTCCGGAACAGGTTGAATGCCCGCTCGGTCTGCGGCCACACTTCGATCGACGTTGCGACATCTTCCCGCGTCAGGCCAGCCACCGCGAGTTCCGCATCGGTTGGCTCTGACGTATAGAGGGCTGTCGCAACGTCGATCAGTTTTTTACGCGGGCGCCGGTCAGCTCGTCGACGTAGGTGTTGAGGACCGAACGAGCCGAGCCGATGTATTTCTTGGTCAGCTTCTCGACGCTCTGCTTGTCGAAGGCCTCGTCCAGATCCCAGTCGACTGCGATGTCCATCAGGATGTCGACGTCCGAGCGCCCTTCCAGGCCGTCGGTGAATTCCTTGAACTCGTCGACATCGCGGTACTTGAACTTGAATTCGATTTCCGCCTTACGGCCGCCGGGCACGTGGATCGGCGCCTTGGCTTTGAAGGTCGGGTTCGGGGTGAGGGAAATTTTCGCCATGATGTTGTCTTTCAGAAGGGTAAAAAGACCTGCGAGGAGCTACCCCGCAGGCTGGAAGGCCAGCGCCGACCATTCGGCGCCAGCTGGCAAACACTTACGATGCGTAGCGGACCACGCGGCCCTGCAGCGCTAGGCCGCACTTCACGACCATGGCATTGCCTTTGCCCATGCTCGGATTGGGGTTGTAGCCGACCGTGCCGTTGTAGAGCAGCTGAGCGCCCGACGGCAGCACCACGCGCACGGCCGCGACGGCGGTGGCATCGGTTGCTGCCTGCAGCACTGCGTTGTGCGGCAGCGAGACGTCGTCGGCGATGCTCATCGTCACGGTGGTGGCCGAGAAGCCGTTCGGGATGCTGATCTCGTCCGGGAAGTCGAGGAATTCCTCGTTGTTGTACTTCGGGTCGCCGCCGGAGACTTCGAAGGCCTTCATGAACGGGATCGGGGTCCAGGTCGTGATCTTGCGCACCGAGCCGCCGCCGGCGCCGGCCGGGAACACCTTGACCGAGGTGGTATCGAAGCCTTCCAGGGTGATGCTCGTGGTGGTCGCCGCCTTCACGCGGAACACGCGCATGTTCGCGCGGGTCCAGCCGCTGGTGAACTCGACGAAGTCGCCGACCGCGAAGGTGTTGGCAGCGGTGGTCAGCACGGTTTCGGTAGCGTTGCTGGCCGCGGTGACGCCAGTGGCGGCGCCGTATGCTGATGCAACCGAGAAGTTGCTGTTGTTAGGGACTTGTACAGCCATGGAATGGGCCTTTCAGATGTAAAAGCCCGGAAGCCGGGCATGAAAAAAGCCGCCGGACTGCTCGGGCGGCTCGGTTTGAATTTGGTTGGGTGCTAGCAGAACAGATAGAAGTCCTGCATGGTGCCGCGACGTTGAGTAGCCTCGTCGAAGGTATCGATCGGGATCGTGAGCACCTCAGGCTGCAGGGTGATAGCCGCACGCAGCGCATCCTCTGCCTGCTCGGCGATCTGCGCAGCCTCGATGGTCGACATGGACCACACCTTGACCTGCACACGGCGCTGCTTTTTGCTGGGCTTGTCGCCACTCAGGTACTCCTGCGTGTCGCCGCCGACAACCTGGTAGACGATGTACGGAGTAGCCGTGCCCTCGTCAGCCATCAGCGGAAACACCCGATCGCCGGCCAGGCCACGCAGCGCCTCGCGCACTTCGATGTGGACGCTCATCGGGTTGCATTCCTTACCAGTTGCTCTTTCAGCGTCAGTGTCATAGCGTTCATTGCCTCGCTCTTTTTGCTGTCGTATGCCGGACGCATGAACGGGTATGCCGGCGCGCTGGCCGTGCCGTACTCAAGCTCGGCGGCGCGCCGGTGCGCAGCCCAGCCGATCTTGTTGCCGCGCTTGCCGATCTTGGTATTTTTCGGCACAAACTTGTGCCCTTCCTCGACGAAGCGCCAATAAAATGCATCGCCACCACCGTAGCCGCCCTTTCGGACGGTGACCAGATAGGCCTGTCGCTGAGCACCGTCGGAGTCCTCCGGCAGATGCTTCATGATGATGTTTTTGTGGATGGTCCACGTTTTGGCGTGGGAGGCGGCATTGTGTTTCGCTTCGTCGCGAAAGACGTCGGCGCCGGACACGCCCATGGCGCGAAGCACGCCCTCATCAGGCGTCACCTGGCCGACGGTTTCCTGCACTGCACGCAGCAGGTCGGAGGTATCGAAGCCGATCACTTAATGGCCTCGCAGGTCAAAAACATCTTCCGGCGGTCCTTCGAATCCGGTACGGCCGACTTGATCTCGTACTCGACGCCAAGGTACCGAGCGCGCCAGGTTTCGTTGACCGCGGGGTCGTAGTTCGCCCGGATCGAACAGCGCTTGATCACCACTTCGGTGTTCGCGCGCATGGTCTCGGCTCCGGTCTGGAAAAGGACGTCGCCCCAACGCGGCCTGAGCGCCTCCCACCCCTCGGTCGGCTGGCCGGCAGCATCGCGGCCTGGCGCCGGCTTCAGCGGGATGAATTGCTGGTTCATAGTCATAGGTACACCTTGTAGGGCCAGAGCAGCCGCCGGACGTATTCGTTGGTCGGCTTGCCGCCGGTGTCGAAGTGCTCGGCGACGCGCGCCAGGATGAAGCCTTTGATCCCATCGGGCACCGAGGTGTGATCCGGACCATAACCGCAGCGGAACTCGACTTCGACCGCGTTGTGCCGGCGCGCTGTCGCCGGCCAGGCAAGGCCTGACGCGGGCAGGACGAGAGCCGGCTCGCTCTCGGCGTCGGCCTCGTAATCCAGGGGATCGAGCAGCGCCTGCACACCGTCGGCACCATAGAACTTCACATGATCGACCCGCAGGAGCGGCGGGTTCACCAGCCTGATGGGGCCATCGAAGCAGTCCAGCGTCAAGCGCCAGGTCTGCTCGATGATCGCCCGGCTCATATCGCTTTCGGCCTCGGTGGTGTAAGTCCGGATGGCCTGCTCGATCTCGGCATCCAGCGGCGACTTGCCGTCTTCGCCGACGTCCGCCCGAGCGGCCTGCTGCGCTGCAGCCATCGACACCGCCAACCCCGCCGGCGGGGTGACCAGTCGATATTTCATAGGGCGCCTTCCTGGTCGACTTGCGGCGGCACGTCAGTCCGCGGAGCGCCAGATGCCGACGGCGCGCGGGCATACTGAGGCGTCGATGCTTTGGCCAGCGTCTGCGCACGCTCTGCATGCCGCGCTTCGAGTGCGGCAAAGTCTTGTGCCAGTTGTTCGCGCACGGCTGGGAGTTGAGATACGTCGATCATGGATCCACCTTGTTGAACCAGGTTGTTTTGTCGAAGCGCTCGCCGTTCTCGCAGGTCACGCGCGCGACCCACTTCCAGCCGACTGGCGGCTCGGCATCGGTACCGCCCAGGAAGGCGACTACATAGGTGCGCTGGACACCTTCGAGGGTCGCCGTCTGGATCTGCGGCAGTTCCAGCTGCACCACGCCGACCAGTACCAGCTCCACCGACGCCGCCGTGGTGGCACGGTCAATCAGTTCCTGGGTGATGTCGGCGGCGTAGTGGCTTTTCTCGTCCGGGTCCCGGTCGACGGTCATCTTCCCGTCGATGATTGTTGGCTGTCTTGCACTCATTGGAACCTCGTTACCCGGCTGCCTGATCCATCGAAAACGGCGACGCGGCTGCCGGATCCCTCGAACAGGGCGACCCGGCTGCCGCTACCTCCGAAAACGGAAATCCGCGACGGGTGAATTTTTGAAATGTCGAACTTCAGGGGCGCAGTGCTCAGCGCACCCGCGGCTGAGGCGGATGCCGAGGCCGTGCCGCTGAGCATGATCTTGGTGGCCAGAGCGCCATACGCCGAGGCGACCGCAACTGCGCCGCCGGCGAGTCGGATCTGGGTGGCGAGCGCACCAGCGGCGCTAGCCTGTGCACGCGCGGCGCCGGCCAGGTTGATCGACGTCGACAGCGCGCCAGATGCCCTCGCCTCGACGATCGCCGCCCCGCTCAGCCCTGCGCCAGAGCCCGCGAGCGATCCTGAGGCAGTCGCCTCGGCTCGCGCAGTTCCGGCCAGGCTGATGGCGGTCGACAGCGTCCCGGTCGCACTGGCCGACACCGTGGCTGCGCCGGCGAGCGACGCCCCGCTGCCGGCCAGCGCGCCGGTCGCCGAGGCGCTTGCTACTGCAGCGCCGGCAAGCTTGATCGACGTGGCGAGGGAGCCGGAAACCTTGGCCTGGGCCACCGCGGCACCGGCCAGCGGAATCGACGTGGACAGTGCACCAGCGCCAACGGCCGACGCCTGCGCCGATCCTGCCAGCGGGATAGCAGACTGCAGCGTGCCGTACGCACTGACCACGCACGCGGCACCACCGGTCAGTGTTGCGCCGGCTGCCGCTGCAGGTGCAGCAAATACCGGTAATCGCTGACCCTGCAGGACCTGCCATGGTTTCGCCGACACAATGGCAATTTCAGCGTCGGTGAGCGCACGACTCCACACCAGGACAAGCGGAACGGATGCTCCGACCAGGTACGACCGGGTGTCGTTGGGGTCATTCGCGATGACCGCATTGGTTGGGCCGAACGTGCCACCAGCAGAAGATAATGTATTGACCGCATCGATCTTGCCGTTGACGTACAGGGCGTGATTGCTCGCGCTGCGGCGAACGCCGACCACGACCCGGGGTTTCCCGGAATCCGTACGGACGTCGGTAACACCGCTGTGTTTCGCCAAATTCCCCTGCTGGTCGCGCACCACGAGAACGGCAGTATTGGTCTGCCCGTCCCCCATGCCCAGCTTGACGATCTGCGTATCGTCCGGACGCTCGGAATAAAACGCGACACCACCTTGCGGATTATTCGTGCTTGTCCCGCACAGCACCACCAGGATCGTCCAGGTGGGGAATCGAGAAGCTATGGCGGTGCGCGACGCCACCCACATGTCCGCCGAGTTGGACGTCGTGAAGCCCGGACCCTCGCTGGTGATCGACTTCGATGCTGCGCTGGTCGGCGCGATCATGTTTTGGTTGGGGTAGAACACCCCTTCCAGACCGACAGTGATCGGATTCGGCAGGATCGGGCGCGGCCCGGCAGGCTGGCGCTCAGCCGGACGCGAGATTGAGCGCATGGCGACCATGATTACGACGCCGACTTATACGAACGGGGCGTCGCGGTCAGCTTCCAGCCGGCCGAAATAGCCTGACCCGTATTGACGTTATGCAGGTAGTAATCCGCTTTCGGGGGTAGGTCGATCCCCATCAGGACCATGATTTGACTGCCGGCGCGATCGTTGACCACGAACGATCCGATAAAACGTCCGGGGCGCGTGGCTTCCGGCGCATCGATGCGCAAGCCCGACCCATCTTGCGGATATTCGCGGGCGTACAGGGAAACCAGGCCGTTTTCCACCGGGGCGACTGCAAACGATGCGGTCAGCACGAATTGCGCATCCGGGAAACCATTGCCATCCGCCCCGGCTTTGTCGTACGCGCCCGATACTTGAATAAGCGACCCATTGCTGATGGATGCCCCGTTTGATTCTATACTCTTCAGAGTACCCCACACTTCGACAGTTTCGCCGCTCATTTTTCACCACCTGCAAAGAATGTGACGCCGTCGCCGATATCAACGTGACCGGCGGCGATGTTCAGCGCGAAGCTGACGGAGTTGAGGGGAATCGGGTCCGCGACTTCAGCCAGCGCCAGCAGCTTATCGACGATCCCGTCGAACATCGCGCGGTCGCTTTCCGCGATCAGCGCCAGGCCAGCGCGCGTGGTCGGGTCGCCCAGGTCCAGGCCATCGCCTTGCAGCCATTCGTGAGCGCAGGCGAACATGTCCAGGTAAGCGGGATAATCTGCAACCTGCACATCAGTCGTATTCGCCAGCACGTTGACCAACCATTCCGGTACGGCGGTCGCTCCAGCGGTGGCCTTCAGCAGCGCCAGGAAGCGCGAAGCTTCCGGCACGGTCAGTGCCGCACGCACGCCACGGGCGGTGATCATGCGTGACGCGATGCGCTTGCGGCCAGGCGACAGCAGAGCAGCGATCGCCACATCGTTGCGGATCTCGACCAGCGCCGGCAGCGCGGCCAGCTCTTCGGCAGTCAGCTCACGTCCGACCAGGCCCTGCAGGGCAGATTGTTCAGCGGGCGTCATGATCAGTTGTCGACCTGGACGGTCAGCGAGCCAGCGGGGAACGACGGCGCCGGGTCGCCCTGGTTGATCGTCTTGGGGGTGGCCAGCGGTGCGTAGAACAGCTCGATGCCGCCAGTCAGCGAATCGTGAATGCCGAAGCCGACCACCTGGCCCCACGCGGCACTCACGGCCGTGCCGCCCGGGAACTGGATCGCATTGTTGTTCGACGTGGTGCCGCTGGATCCGCTCGACACCGCGGTGCTGGCGGCGCCTTGGGTGCCTGCCCAGTTGGCCAGGTTTGAAGTAACGGCCACGCGCGCATAGCCGCCGCCCGACACCTCGGCACCTTGGGCGCTGTCCGAGTCCGCCGCCAGCTTCAAGCTGACGTACAGCGTGGCCGGGCCGCTGCCGGCGCCGGCGGTCGCGCCGTTCAGGCCCAGCGCCTGGCCGCGGAAGAGCCAGTCGATGTATTTGTTTTCGAAATTGTCGGTCAGTGCGCTCATGCGGCCCTCGGGGTATTGGTGTTTGATTCAGCGAGCCGCCGGCAGATGAACGCCAGCAGCTCGTCGTCGGACTTGCCGACTATTTCGTCAGGGGTGATCGCCACCGCTCCGGCAGGGCCGCGAACGATGACGAAGGTGGTGCCCGGCGGCGCCGCGTTGGCACGCACGCGGGCGAGCCAGGCGGCGGCTTCGGGCTTCATGGGTTACTTCGTCAGTTTCGCCGGCTTTTCTTCCGCAGGCTTTTCTTCAGCTGCGACTTCTTTGGCGACGCCGCCATCGACCAGGCGCTTGGCCTGCTCGGGCTCGAAGCCGGCAACGTCGCCGGGGCTGTAGATCTTCCAGGGCTTGATGAATTGGACCGATTGCATGTTCAGTTCCTATTGAGGGGATGAGACCGACCCGCCGCAGCGAGTCGGCAATCAGGTCGCGTTACGCGCCCCAGGTCACGCCGGTCAGGATCGCGATCGATTCCTGGTGGCGCGGGCCGAAGTCGTGCTTGGCGATCACGCGGACCAGGGTCTGGTCACGCTGGAAGGCACTGACTACGTTGCCGCCGTCGTCCTTGTAGGTCGCCTCTTTCGAGTAGTCGATCAGCAGGGTTTCGTCCTCGCCGATGAAACAGTCGTTGAAGTCGACGAAGTACAGCTCGGACGCGTTCGAGCCGGTGCCCAGGTTGTTCGGCACCTGGGTGGTCTTACCGATCGGGTAACCCTTCAGGTTCCCGTCCTTCATTTCCGGATAGACCTTGTTGCCGTTGCCGTCACGCATGCCCTCCAGGAAGCGGAAGGTGCGGGGCGACATGATCCAGCCCGGGGCGCCCATGTTGGCGTTGACGGCCTCCAGGCACAGGATCAGCTTGTTCAGATCGGTCTCGACCTTCTGGATCGTGCCGCCATCCGAAGCAGCGATCTTGAATCCGGGCAGCGCCCAGGACAGCAGGCCTTTCGGGGTATCGAGGGTGCCGTCGTCGCGGATGAAGGCCTTGTCTTCCCGCGAGCTCATCGCGCCGGTCAGGTCGTCCACCACCAGCTTGTCGACGTTCGGACTGGTGCCGGCGTATGCCAGCAGGTCGTTCGAGATCGGGACCAGGCCGGTCAGCTTCTTGGCCGACAGCTTCAGGTTATCGAAGGTCTGGCCGGTCGTCGGGATATCGGTATCGCTGCCGATGTAGCCGACCACTGCACCGCCTTTCAGGCGCGGCAGGGTGATGTTGCCGTTGGTGAGCGGCAGCGAGCGAGCGCCCAGGCGGCGCACGACCGATTGCGGACGCCACAGCTCGATCACTTCGCGGGCCATGTTCGCCGGCACCAGGACGCCGCCGGCGCCCGGGGTCAGGGTGTTCAGGGCCATCGCCACGTCTTCGCCGAACTGGTTGTCCATGGCGAATTTGGCTGCGACCTGCTGGTTGCCGCCGGCGACGACCAGCGCGCGGACCATGCGGGACATGCCCGAGCCCGGGAGTTCCGGGGTGCGCGGGCGAGCCGGCATGCTTGCCGAAGCGCCAGCGGCCGGCGGCGGTGCCGGCTGGTGCGCAGCGTTGAGCGCGCGGTCCACCGGTACCGCGGCGGCGGCGGCGATGGTTTCGGCCGCTTCCATGCGGGTGATCTGTGCGGTCAGCTCGCCGAACTTGGCTTGCAGGCCGGCGAACTCGGTCAGCTGTTCAGCGGTCAGGGTGCCGCCGCCGGCTTCGATCTGGGCCAGAGCTTGGACGCTGGCGTTGACCTTGGCGCGTTCGCTGCGGAGCTCGTTGATGGTTGGCATATTTGCCTCTCCTAGAAAAGAAAAAGCCACCCGAAGGTGGCTTGGTTGCTTGTCCCGCGAACGCGGTCAAATTTGGGACTGGAGCGCCATCGCTTTCGCGCGGGCGCCGATGGAACTGGGTTTCGTGTTGCGGGCGGCGCGCGCCTGGCGGGCCTCAGCGGCGATGCGATCGGCGGCGGCCTGTGGCGTTTCGATGCGATCAGCGAACCCGATATCGATGCCCTGCTGACCGAACAGCACGCCGGCCTCAGTGCCGCGCACGGCGTCAGCGGTGATGCCGCGGTACTTGGCGACTGCATCGACGAACTGCGTGTAATAGCCCTGGACCATGTCGGTCAGGAACTTCATGGACTGCTCGGTCAGCGGCTCGTGCGGGCTCATGTCGTTCTTGTGCGCGCCGGCGTAGACCGTCGTCACCTTCACGCCCATCTGTTCGTTGCGCGCCGACTGGTCCAGGTGCTTGGCGATCACGCCCACCGAGCCGACGCCGGAAGTCCGCGACATCGAGACGTCGCCGATGGCCGATGCCATCAGGTAGGCCGCGGAATATGCGCTGAAGTTGACGATCGCGCTCATGGGCTTGATGCCGCGAGCCTCGAACAGGAAGTCGGCCAGCTCGAACGCGCCGGTCGTGCTGCCACCCGGGCTGTCGATGTCGAAGGCAATGTGCTCAACAGCCGGATCCGCCAGCGCTGCGTTGACCTGCGCGCGGATCTGCTCATAGCTGGTCATGGTTTCGCACAGGGCCAGCTGCGTACTGCGGCTGACCAGAACGCCATGGATCGGGATCATTGCCACGCCGGTGTCGGCGATCGACTGGCGCCGCGCCTCCTCGGCGCGCGCGGCCGAGCTCTCGTACGGCTCGTCGTCTTCCATCATCTGCGGCTGGGCGCCGTTGACGCTCAGGTTGACGATGTTCAGGCTCATCTGCTGGTTTGCCCAGGCCGCAGCCTGGTCGAGCATCGACTCAGTCACCATCAGCGGCTGATTGAAGATCATGCCGGCAATGCGGAAACGGTTTTTCATGCGAGGATTCCTTCGATTTCTGCTACCGCTTCGGCACTGGCTTTTGGTGGCGTGGTCGGCAGCGGCTTGGCTGCGTCAACCATATTCAGCGGCTGCAGGTAGGTGTCGCCCCCTTTGATCGGCGGCATGTTCTCCAGGCGGCGGATGTCGTTCACGGACAGCCAACCCCACTGGCGGGCAACGGCATACGCCGCGTACCGCGAGGCCTGATCCCCGCGCAGGAGGCCGGAGACGTTGAATTCGATGTAATACTCGTCGCGCTCGCTCGGCAGCAGCAGGTCGCGCATCATTGCCTGCTCGTGCCGCTTGATCCACGGCAACAGGGTGTAGATGACGAACTGGATGGCCTGATGCTCGATGTTCGAGAACGTTGCCTTGTCCAGCTCGCCGATCATGTGCGGCGGCACCTTGTAGATGCGCGCGATATCGAGATTGGCCAGTTTCAGCGCCAGGATCAGCTCGGCATCGACGTTGGTCATCGACAGCGCGCGGAAGGTCATCCCCTCCTGCAGCATCGCAACGCGCTTGGCGTTCCCTGCCCCGCCGTACATCTGCTGCCAGCGATCCGTGATCCGGTCGATCACCGACTGGTCTTTGATCGGCGGCGCTTCTTTCGGCCGCTCGATCACGCCCGACAGCGCCGTACCGTTCAGGAACGACTTGCCGGCATACTGCTGGATGGCCTGGGCGTGCCCGATGGCATTCGCATGCAGCATAATCGGCGAGACGCCGACGTAGCCATTCAGGCTCCACCAGCGCACGTGGTGCACCATCCGCTGCGGGATCGGGTCCTGACCGTCGATGCGGTAGTACGGCATCAGGTCCGGACCCTTGAGCACCTGGACCGACTCGGTCGGCACCGGCAGCAGGTCGGTGACCGTGCCGTCGCTGTCGCGCGCGATGATGCTGATCGAGTTGCCGCGCGCGCCGGCCTTCATCTGGCTTTGCTCGAGGTACTCCAGAGGCGTCTGCCAGCCGTTGGGGCGGTAAGCCAGAATGCGGTGAAGGGCGTGATCCTTGGCGGACTCTCGGCCGCCGTCTTCAAGGCGGCGGAAGATGTCGAGCGGGAGCTGGGCAATGCTTTCCGCGAGCAGACTGACGCAGTTCTGCACCGCGGTGAGCGCCAGCGCCGACTCCACGGTGACCAGCGGGCCAGCATCGGAGCGCGCACCACCAAGCCCGGACAGCCAGCCACCGGAACCCGACGCCGTCTGCGAACCGAAAAACTGTTTGGCGAACATCGTTATCCTTTACTGCCCGCGCCAGCGCGCGCGACGATGTACGACCAGGCCAGAAGGCCGACGCCGGCGACAATGAACCCAGCCGGCATGAAGATCATGCCCGTGCCGATCGTGATAGCCATCAGGCCCAGGACGCCGGCGATGAGGGTCGCGTAGTCGAGAAAGCTCATATCGTTACGCCCTCGTCGTAAATTGAAGTGGTCTGCGCCGGCCCAGGGTTCAGCGACATAAGGTAGACGGCGTTCAGCATGGCCATCAACGGGTCGATCTTCCCGGTGCCTGATGCTTGTTTCGTAATCAGCACGGCGTTCGCACTCGGCACGATCTTGGCGTTACTGACGCACCAGGCCATAAGCGGCTGGCCGCCGTGGACTAGCACGCCCTCCGCGAGCTTGCGCTCGGCCGTCTTGATCGGGCTGGTCAACTTCCAGCCTTGCGTGATACCGATGACCTTGTCTGCGGGCACACCATTCATCTCGAGAGCGTCGAGGATGGCGCCTATGCCTTGGGGGTCCAGGCCGAGCTTGTCCAGCACGCCGGCCTCATACACCATGGCAACGTTGGCGGCGAACTGCTCCGTGTCCTGGCCGATGTGCTCGACCAGTGTCAGGTGTCCGTCGCGCGCGAAGTCCTGCAGCCGCGGCGCGATCTCCTTGCGGCGCTCCAGCACGGATGGGTGCGCCCAGGCATGCGCCCAACCGAGCCAGCGGCGCGTTTCTTTGCAGCGTCCGATTGCATACTGGCCGAGCAAGTCGTCAAGACCGCCGCCGTCGCCGCCCATCGTTACCACTTCGGAGCGCTCGATCAGGTTCTGCAGCGAGAAGGTCTTCTCAAGCACGCCCTGCTGCGCCCACCAATCGGCGCCGGCCCAACGATCGGATCGCAGGTTCATGCCGATCTCGACGTTCGCATGCTTTGCCATGAAGCCGCGGAACGACTCGGGCCCAGCCTGCTCAGCGATCTTGAATTCGCGCTCGAGGAAGGTCTGGTCGACTGAAAACCCAATGTTCGGGTTCACCATCGCCATGTTTTCCAGCAGCAGGCACTCTCCTGACGCGACCATATCGGGCGGATGCTCGAAGATGATCGGCACGAAGGACGGGTCGACGATCTCCCCGTCACGGACCTTGCGCGCATAGTCCAGCTTCTGCTTGAACACGCCGGCCGGCGGCTCGTCGGATTGCGTGGTCAGCCAGATCACGAAGCCTTCCGGCCGTGACGCGCGGCCGCCTAGCGCCTCGCGAAACATGTTCTCGGCGCTGGCGATCTTGCCAAACAGGTGCAGCTCGTCGACCAGCGTGCCTACCGACTTCTTGCCGCCTACCGTGTTCTGGTCCGCTGCCAACACCTTGAGCATGGCATTGCTCTCGCGGTGCGTGATTTTCTTCTCGTGCGCCTGCACATGCATCAGCGCCTCAAGATCCTCATCTTCCCGCACCATGTCCCACGCGGGCTTGTATGCGTTATTCGCCACCTCTACCGTCGGGGCAAGCACGGAGAATTCCGCAGATTTACGCCAGTTCAGGATCAGCGCGGTCATCATGATCCCGGCCGCGACCGTGCTCTTGCTATTCTTCTTGGGCAGCAGCACGAAAAATTCGACGATCAAACGCCGGCCGCTGTCTGCGTCGTAAGCGCCGAAGATGCAGCGCACCAGGTCAAACACCCATTCCGCACAGGACTCGCCGAACGTCGGGCTGCCAGGCGCATCGACGATCTTGAGCTGCTTGAAGATCGCGAGCGCATGCTCGGCCTGGTCGGGGAAGATGGGCGGCGGAATGATCGTTTCGCCCGAGCGCAGGCGCGTCGCCCAGTCCGGGCAAGCAGTTGTCCAATCCGGCATTTAGACCTTCTTTCCACCAGCTGCGACAAGCTTCGGAGGCGCGGTCGCGGCAAACTTGCCAGCACCCGCCTTCGCGGCCGCGTCCTGCTTCTGGTCTTTCTTGCCGCCCTCACCCAGCTTCTGATGCTTAAACGGCAGCATCGCTTTGGCGGCGTCCATCCGGTACCGGAGATCCGCCATCGGCTCGTTCATGATCGTGGTGAGGAATTCGATCGGGTCGGCGGTTGGAGGGATGTCAATCAAGTCATCGCCCGGCGGCATGACGGGCGGCGCACCCTTGCCGGTGGCGGCAGCCTTACCAGCGGCGGCGGCGCGTTGCTTTTCGAGGTAGGCTTTAACATCCGGGTCTTTAACATTTCGGGACCCGGCAGCCGACGCAGTTTTTTCACTGAAGCCGGCGCGAATTGCCGCTTCCTTATTCGAGAACCCGGCCAAAACGGCATCGGCGAAGGCTCGCTTTTTGCCTGTTAAAGCCATTAACAAATTCCTCCAAGGGAGATTTTTTCCCGGAATGAGAGACAGTGCGGTGTCGGCTCGGAAGAGTTGCCAGACTTCAACACCCCCCCTACCCATTCCATGCGGAAACGCTGCCGCGACTCATCATTCCATCGATCAACGTTGCATTCTGGAACCGTTCAGCCACCGATGCCGAGGCGGCCGCGCTCCCCCGCTTCGCGCGCCGTCTTGGCGTCGTGGCATGGATCGCAGAGCAGCTCCTTGTTGCCATCGGCGTCGCTGCCACCCTTCCAGAGCGGGACGATGTGGTCGACCGCCACGCCGACCGACGTGCGGCCTTGCCTCAAGCATTCCTGGCACAGGCCGCAGTCGCGCTCGCGGATGCGGTCGCGGTCCTTGACGCCTCGCCAGCCACGCACACGTTCGACGGTGTCAGGCCTAACTGGCGTCAGGGTGGGCAAGCGATTGCCGGCAGCCTGAAGCCGAGGCTTGAGGGTCTGCAGCTTCACGCTCTGGACTCGCGCATATAGGCGGCGAGCTCGCGGGTCGATGCATCGCACGGCAGGCGCCGTGACGTCCGCTCCATGAACTCGCGGTGCGCACGCTCGGTACGGTCTCGCATCCAAGTATCGAAGTGCTGGGCCGCATGCTCCACTGCCGACGGCTGCTGCAGCACGTCGCGCTCGACCAGGTCATAGACAGCCAGCGCAGGAACGACGCCGCCGTCTTCGGGGTAATACTCGCACGACACCGTGACAATCTCGCCCGCAGCGACGCGCAGCGTGAAGCTCTTCGTCATCCTGGGCAAGCCGAGCGCCTTGATCAGATCGGCGCCGATGCGCTGAGCGGAGATGGGATTGTGCATCGAGCACTCCAGTATTGATTCAGCCGCGCCGCATCCTATGCAAGCGCCGCACATAGCGGCGGCGCTCGATTAAGGCCAGCACGAGACACAGGGTGCATCCGGCGGCACCGGCTCCCAGCGTAGCCAGGAACATGGCCAAGCCAGATGCCAATCCGTGGTGGCACATCACTCGACTGCGCACTTCAGCGCTACCCATGCGGACTTGATACGCCCGCCATAGGCGCGATGCATGCGGTAGTAGGTCATGAATTCGCTCGCGATGCTTGACGCTGCCAGCTCGCCCGCAGCTGTCGCAACCAGAACACTGAAGGCGCCGCTCAAGAACGTCGGCGCGAAGTAGGCGTAGACGAGTCCGCACATCACAAAATATGCAGCCGCGTATGCTAAGAGATAAACGAATACCTTTTTCACTTTACCTCCAGCCTCGGGCGGCGCATCGGCCTGGTTGATCATGGCCGGCGTGGTACGGGGTAGCCGACCAGCGTACGCGGCGCGAAGAGCCGGGTCAGCATGCCCGGCGTGTAGCTGGGGATCTCGCGGGTCAACTCGACGAACGTCCGGCCGCCGCGGCCGTAGCCTTTAGCCTGAAGCGCCTCTTTCGCGGCTTCAGCATCTGTCAGGATCCCGGCGATTCGATTCAGGTGCGCGGCATCGTGGACTTTGAGCTCGCTGTAGCGAGGGCCCAGCACGGCGCGCAGGATCTCGGCGCGGTAGATGTCAACGATGCCGCTCATGCCGCCCGCCGCATACGGTCGACCACGCCATCTTCGAGCAGGACCCGCATTACGAGGCGCAGCCAGGTCAGTTCGGATTGAACGCTCATGCGCATGGCGCACCTCTTAATTGATTTGAACGATCGTCAACGGCCTGCCGAACACGGCGCCGGTGTCGATGTAGTGGACGTTGCCCAGGCTGATCGGTTGCTGCATCGGCGTATGTCCGACGTACATGACATGAACACCAGTAACGCCCGAATCGTCTTTATTGATCGAGCGGGAGCGGTCCCACATGCACGCGGCCGCCAGTTGATCCGCATGGGTGCCGCGCAACCCGCTCGACAAGTCGTCCCATGAAGCAAAAGGGCAGTCGGCGTGCACGATCCCGACCAAGCCGCCCGGCGTCTCGACCTCGATAGCGATGGGCAGCGCGTCGAATGCGTCAGCGATCTGCCACTGCTCGCGCGCGGTCAGCGCCAGGAACCATGCGCCGCCGTTGGCCCTGTAGCAGCCGGTGTCGATATCGCCATTGGCGCAGTCAATCGCCATCTGCTCATGATTGCCGCGCACAGCGTGGAACCACGGCTTATTCAGCCAGTCGACGACCATCTCCGAATCCGGCCCGCGGTCAACCAAGTCGCCGACGCTGAACAGGCGGTCGCGCTCCGGGTCGAAGCCCAGGTTGGCGAGCTCAGCCTCCAGCTTGCGGAAGCAGCCATGGATGTCACCCACAACGAAGTCCCGGCCGGTTGCGTTCGCGGCGAAGTGCTTGATCATGGGTGACCTCTAATAAAAAAGCCGCTTGCGCATTGCTGCGACAGGCGGCGAAGTCCAGGTTGAACTGGAGGAGACACTGGAGCGGGCAGCCGGGCTCGAACCGGCGACATCGAACTTGGAAGGATCGCGCTCTACCATCTGAGCTACGCCCGCGTGTAGGTTGCGGTGAAAGCGTCCAGGGCTTAGTTTCACGCAGACCATGGACGGCAAAGGGTGCTTCCACCACACAGAGCCCTCGACGATTCAGGCTCGGGCTTTGTGTGGTCGCTGGTTACGCCAGCGAGGCGCCGAAGCTCCCATCAGGCAGGGTTCCTCTCAAAGGAATTCCCGAACGGTTGCAATGCAGCGGGGCCAAGCCGCTGCGCTTCGGGGGTGCTGCTTACTTGCCCAGAGCTATCTGCAAAGTGGCGCGTAAACGACAAAGCCCGCCGAAGTGGCGGGCCGGATCACGATTCTTTCAGGCGAGCGCCGGCTTTACTGCGGGCCGGGTTACTCGACTGCCTCGGGTTATGGTGGCGCTTTCGCGCGCATTACATTGGACCGAGGGAAGGAAGGACTTAAGTTTACGCCTGTTTTTTCGGTAGCGCAATACTCCTCAATGCACTTCGTTGCACGCCATCGCCAGTTACTGCATCAAGGAATCTCGCCTGCCATTCAGCAAGCTCGCAGCCAGAAACGATCTCAACGAAATGGCGAAGCGATGGGTCCCAACGGCCTATGGCGGATTGATCTTTTTGCGCTGCTACATCGACGCCGATCACCTGCGGCCATGTCGTTGACGCCGGCAAGCCAAGTAGCGCGCGACCTTCATTCGTCAGCCAGCCAGCACCTAGGCTCACGCCATACTCGATATAGCCGCGATCGCAAGCTCGCTCCATCGCGCGCCAGCAGACCTTTTCTGGCTGCTCGGTGCGCTCCATCAGCAACGCGATTCGAGCGGCGCCATTGCGCTCGTCTAGATATACCTGCAGTACCTTGGCGTCAGAAATGTCTTTGCGGGCCATCATGCAACCTCGGTCGCTCTGCTCAGCAGTCCGCGCATTTGCTCGACCTCGTCCGGGTTCTCAATGCGCCACTGCTGCCAGCTTTCGTCGGTCAGTTTATGCATGATCCATTCTGGATGGTCCGACGAGGGCGTAAGCTCCTTTCGCCGCCGATCAGCGCAATGCTGGCAAAGTTGCAGGCACTTGTCGTTCGAGCGCTGATGCTCGACGCAGATGAACAGGCCGCAACCGTGCTCGCCGCCGTATGGCTCATCGCCGCAGACGTAGCCTAGACCGCGGTCGATCTCGGCGGTGCAGCCGGGATGATCGCAATGGGCCGGCACGCCATAGCCGATGTCGCGCTTCCAGTTATCGTCGTACCCGACGCCCCAACCCATTATGCAGCCTCCGACATCTCGGGCGCCGCCCTGCGCATCTTGGCGCCGGCGCGCGCAGCGTGTGAATCGTGCCGGCCTTCCAGTTCGCTGATCATGTCCTTGATGCGCTCTCGGAGCAATCCCGATCCCTCGATCGGCTCACGGCCCGGCGCTTCGGTGCAGTGCGTGCACGCGCGACCACCGTTGATCTTCGTGCCGTTGCAGGCCGAGCACTCGCCACCCAGGAAGTGCGCCAGGGAGTGCAGCGCGATCTTGTTGCAGATGCCCTCCAGCGCCTGAATGTCCCACGGCTGGACAATCCTGAGCCACTTGCGGTCCTTGCCCTTCTGGAAAACTACCTCCTTCCACACGCGCAGCAGTGCGGCTAGGCTGCGGCTCCCCGATGCAATCGCCTCGCGCGGCACGCCGTCCGCCTTCGCCCGCGCGAGCATCGAACCGAAGATGCTTCCCGAGCCGCCCGACAGGTCCGCCAGCGCCGCCGCAGCCAGCGCCTCCGCTTGGCTGTGTTGCTGATCATCCAGCAGGTTCGAGCTGTTCAGTGCGTTGATGTAGCGTTCGGCGAAGGGCATGGCGGTCTCCAGTGATATAGCTGAGTTGAAGCTACCCAAAGCTTACCAGCTGGAATCAAAAATCTTTCCGCGCACGAAGTTTTCTAAAACACAACATGTAGCGCGAAAACGACGAGAAACCACTAAATGTGCCGCCTATGAGTATCCAGGCTTAGCGCGGAAGCGCATTGCCACTCGCTAAAAAACGGCACCAACCTCTTCGGGCGCTTGACCCAGTTTTTCCACATGAATGGCGCGCGACATATTAATTTCTTCGTCATCAAGATTGTCAATCTCGACCACTTGGAGCAGGTCAAACTCGATGGCTGAGGTTTTCCTGTATCGCTCGTTGAATGAAGATTCGTATGCTCGCACACGCCGAATGGCCTGCCCTAGCGGCATGCTGGTGATGAACGCGCGCTGCCTGATATCCACGTCAAGCACAGGGCCGCCCTCAGACTGCCTTCTATTTAGCGCTTCTCGCGAAGGGCCGAACCACTCGCGCATCGTGATCAAAAGCATGAATATCCCTCCAATATGAATGCCACATTGTAATGCCGCGCATATCGGCGCGCGGCTTGCCGTTGGCTTATGCCGCTTTCATCGATAGATCGAACGGCGCGCCGATTTCAATACGCACGCCGCCCGGCTTCGCGCCGTACTCGCGCCGGATCGTTACCGGATCGAACTGGCTGTCGTTGATCTCTAGGGCATCAGCCACGCCGTCCAGCGCCGGCTTGCAGGCCGCCAGGAGGTTGTCGCGGTCGCGGTGGCGCCGGTCGGGCTGAATAAAGGTGATCACCAACGGTACCGCATCGGCCTTGCTGCGCTCGACGTTGTACCAGGGCGTGCCGAGCGCCGTTACCCGGGTCAGGGTGTACGCCGCCGAGCGCGCGGACTTGCGCAGGGCCGACGTCGCGGCCCAGTGCACGCCCTTCGAGCGATTTGGATTCAGCTTCGGACTCGGGAACGGCAGGTCAATCACGATCACTGGCGCGCCTCCACGGCGTCGGCGACCGCACTAGCCAGCCGGTGAAGCCGGGCGTTGAACCAGCGGCGGATCGTGTACGAGCGCACCACGCTGATGACGGTGTAGATGCAGCCCATCAGGAAGTTGGCGCCGGGCGTGATGTGGAAGCCGAACAGCGGGAAGATCAGCAGGTTGGCGCAGTAGTTGATCGAGAATCCGATGACCGTATTGATGACGGCTTCAATGAGCGAGCCGATGCGGGTCTGCGTCATGGCTGCAGCTCCTTCACCGGCCGATCGTCACCCTGCTGGAACGTCTTCGAGTACAGCGTCAGCATGCGCAGGTTGCACATCGCATGCGCCAGGTGCGGCAGGCCGGATTCCGGGTCGCACTCCTCGCCGCGCTGCCAGGCCGCCATATGACGCATCGCGCAGGCGAACGGCACGGACCACGCCATGCCCTTGGTCCAGTTCCAGGCCGCGTACTTCTGCCGGCCGTACATCCAGACGCGCGCCTCGTCCTCAAGCGTCCCCATCGGGATCAGCGAGAAGTCGGGCTTGCCTGCGTTGAAGCGGGCACCGCTACCCTTCTCGGTGCTGTTGATGTCGCCGATGCTGCCGGCTGGTGCCTGTTTCGTGTCGCTCATGTCATCCTTTCATTTCGGTTTGAACTGCGTTGTTGTTTTGTTTCGTCAGTTGCTTCTGAACCCACGCCGTGCGCTCCGCCGTCTTGGCCCAGTCCTGCGCAAACCTCGCGCACTTCTTTGTGCCCCAGGGCGTGAACGGGTTCTTCAGCTTCGTGAAGGGGTCGTTGTCGTACCCGTGGCACCGCCCGAGGCCGACCTTGGCATGTTCCGGGTGGGCCTTCATCTTGAAGTGCTTGCACAGGGCGCAGATGTCCTTGATCTCGTCGGTCATGCGGCCCTCGATGGCAGTACGACCTTGCGCACCAGGTCTCTCAAGGCGCCGATTCCCTCGGGCTTTTGAGCGCGCTGATCGGGCTGGTCGACCATGACGGGCGCCCGTGCCGCGGCGAGAGCTGGCGGGCGCGCGGCCGGCGGAGCAGCCGTCACCTTGGGCTCGTTGCCGGGGTCGAGCATGGCCTCGATGCGCGCCTTGAACTGGCCCATGTACTCGCCCGACCGCGGCGCAATGCCCAGCTCTCGGCCCTTGGCGAGGATCGTCTCGTCAGTCGCCCACCAGTTGCCGGCCGACTTCTTCGGCTCGGCCGCCTTCGCGCGAAGGATCGACAGCTGGTCCCACTTCTCGCGCAGCTTCGCCGGCGACAGGATGTTCGCGCACCAGAAGTGATCCTTGTGCGCCCACCGGAACAGCTCGCAGATTTCCGCGTGCGTGCGGTCGTCGCGCTCGCGCATCAGGCGGACTTCCTTGGCCCAGGCGGTGAAGTTCGGTTCGCGGGCCTTGGGCGCCGTCTTGAGCAGTTCGCTGTAGAGCCAGCGCGCGCAGCGCTCGTCCTCCGGGTCGACCTCGCGGACGGCTTTGACCGCCTTCGTCTTGGTCTTTACCTTCTCGGCCAGATCCAGCAGCTCGAGCAGGGTTTCTGATGGCACCGGCACGGCCGGCAGGCGCAGGGCTTGTTCGCGCAGGGCTTCGAGGCTAAGCATGGGCACCCTCCTTCTGCTTCAGTTGCCACTTTGCCCACTCACCCGCCACCCAGGTGACTCCCTTCGGCGTAAAGCGCGCAGCGTTGTAGGCGTGGCCGCTGACCTGCGCCGTGCCGGTCTTGACGCAGAAGCGGCCGGCGTCGATGTGCGGCGCGTGCGGCGTCAGCTCGCCGCCCAGGCGGTACATGATCTTTTCTTCGATGAGGAACTCGCGGAAAAGCGCCTCGTTCGCGCCCAGCAGCTTGCAGACCTGTCGAAAGCCTTTCGTGCCGGTGGCGTCAGCGTATCGCTGGACGAACTCGACTGCCGGCGCTGCGGCCTCAAGTTCGATCTGCAGCTTTTGCTTTTGTTCTTCCGAGTCCGCCCATGCGCGCGCAGCAGCAACTGGGTCCATGAAGTTCGGCAGCACGGGGGTGGTCGGCGGCGTGTAAGCGCCGGTCCGCCGGATGGTCGGCAGGACTTCCTCAAACACCCAGCGCTCGAACGCCGCACCGGCCGGCAGGGTGCAGTTGATGATCAGGCGCAGCACATCGGGCTCGGCCAGCACGCGCACATCCTGCACTCCACCCGGGGTTTGAAGGGGGTAGCGGCGAGCGACCCCCTTGCAGTGCTTCGTAATTGCATCTGCAGCATTGGCGTACTTAAGTGCATCGCAGATGTCGCGGCCGACAAAGAGCGGCTCGCCGTTTTCGTCGGTGATCACGCGGATCAGATGCCCCTCGAATTGAAACGGGGCCAAGCCACCACCGCTGGTGGTTTGCAAATTCAGAATGCTTCCCATGTCGTTTCCTTTCAAATTCCCAACGCGGCAAAGATCGTCTGCCGCGCAACTCTTGGAACTGCCGCCATCGGCCGGTCTGGCGTCTCCCACTGGTAGGCCTTCATCGTGCTGGCCTCGGCGCGCCGCACCTTCCCCTCTCGCCGGAGCCGCTGCACCACAAGCTGCACAGCGCGCTCGTTTGCGTCCAGGCGTTGCGCGATCTGCTCCGTGGTGTAACCCGGCATCTTCCCCAGCAGGCCTAGCACCTGATCCGGCAAGGGCGGATCGTAGGTGCGGCGGTCACGCTGTCGTGGTGTCTTGGCGCGGCGGCGAGCGTAGGTCTCGCGGCAAATCTCGCGACGGCGCTCCAGGCGCTTGGGATCCGCAACCACATCGGCATAGCGCTCCTGGTTCGTCTTGCGAGTCATAGGCTCGTCAGGCTCGCCGCCGATTCCGTACAGCGGGCGCTTCGTCCCATTGACGACGTCATGGCCGGCGATGCGCACACGGCGATTCGGCTCTTCGCGCAGGTGGCGGAGGTATTCAGTTACCAGCGACTGGTCGCAATGGAGTTTCTCGGCGAGATCGCTCGCGGGCAGCGTCCGGCCTTCGAGCAAGGCAAGCAGTCGCTTGATCCGGATCTCCGCGCGCTTCGATTGGAAAGTGGTGTTGCGCTTCATGCCGCCGCCCGCTCCGGCTGCTCCGCATCCATCGCCTCCATGTCGAACAGCGACGGCATGCTGACCTCGCGCTCCATCGCGCGGCAGTAGTGCACCTGGTCAGCGAAATAGGCCGGGTTCAATTCGGAGCCAGCGCCGCGGCGACCCAGCTTCATCGCGCGCACCGGTACCGTGCCCAGGCCGCCGAACGGGTCATACACGATGTCACCCGGGTTGCTGTAGCGCTGAATGATTCGGTCGACGATGTCGATCTGGAACGGGCAGACGTGGTTCTCGACCGCGCGCGCCGACTGCTCGCCGTTCAGGGTGCGCATGCGCGCGATGTCGTGCCAGACCATCGGATCGGCGCTGCCGGGCGCCAGGCTCATGAACGTCGACGGCAGCGTCTTGTTGGCCAGCATCTGCTCGCCGACCGCGACGTGGTACTCGTAGTTGTAGACGTTGGCCAGCGACAGGTCGGTGAACATCTTCGCCAACTTACCCGGGCCGTAGCTGGCCAGCTCCGCGGCGCCGAGCAGCCGGTCGCCGCTCGAGCGCCAGAAGGCGTGGGCATCGACCTGCCAGCGCGCGACGCTGTAGCCGGTGCCGGGAACCGGCGGCAGGCGACGGTCGAACGGCACTTCGGCGCCGTCTTCGCCCAGGCACAGGGGCTTGGCCTTCGTCACCGGCTCGTCGGCGTAGCCGCGGCTACGGTCCGTCTGCGGCTTGTGGAACAGCAGGATATATTCCGGACTGCCGACACCCATCTTCGTGCCATCCTTGCAAACCTCGCTGTAGCCCAGGCGGTAGGTCTGGTTGTTCTCGCGCACCACGTCGGTCACCACCGTGATCATGCCCAGGTAGTCGAAGCCGTGCTTCATGCCATGGAACAGCGCCTCGGCATGGAACGGGCTGACGGTCGGCACGCCGGCGCCGGTGACGTTGCCGAAGTTGATCCGGTCCTTCACGTGGCAGGCGTAGATGCGGCCCGGCTGTAGGATCCGGCGCAGCTGCGGCGTCAGGAAATCCATCTGCGCCCAGAAGTGCGCATTGTCCTGGGTGTGACCGAAGTCGTTGTAACTAGGCGTGTATTCGTAGTGGTTCGCGAACGGGATGCTGGTGACGATCAGACCGACTGAGTTGTCGGGCTGCTGCAGCGCCTCAAGCACGCAGTCGTTGTTGGCGACAGTGAAGCGCTCGCCGGCGACCACGTGCCGCTCCACGCCGATCGTGCGCGCCAGGCTATCTTGCATCGACAGCTGGTCCAGGCCGTACGAGCGAATGATCTCCCCCATCTTTTCCTGCATCTCGTCGTGCCGGCGCCACTTCTCCTGCAGCTCGGCCAGCACCGCGCGCTCGACCTCGGTGTGGATGATGTCGATCCGGACCGGGTGCGTCTGCTGGAAGCGTTGGATCCGGTGGATGGCCTGGATGAAGTCGTTGAACTTGAACCCGATGCCGGCGAAGATCGCACGGTGGCAATGCACCTGGAAGTTGCAGCCGGATCCGGCGATGATCGGCTTCGTCGACAGGATGCGGAACTCGCCGTCGCTGAAGCCGGCAATACGCTGCTCGCGCTGCTCCAGGTCCTGCACGCCCCACACGCTGACGGCGTATGGCAGTGCCGCCTGGATGGCGTGCCGCTCGTCCTCCAGGTCGTGCCAGATTACAAAGTGGTCTTCCGGTGCTGCGGCGACGATCTCGGCCACCTTGGCGACGCGCGCGCTCAGACTCTGTCGCTTCTCGCCGGCGGCAGCCGACAGCCCCATGGCAACGTTCGGGATCAGCAAGCCCTGCCCGTTCTTCTCGGCGCCGGCAGCCTCATAGTCGCTCGGCACTTCGTGGTAGCGCACCTCGAGAGGCGGCAGGTCGTAACCGGCGTCCGAATGTCCCAGGTCGCTCGGGCGTCGGATGAAGCAGGCCCAGCTGGCCACCCACAGCCAGAACTCCTGCTCTTTGTGCGGGTACAGCGTCAAGTTGCCGGCCTTCTCGCTGTCGCGCTGGAAGAACCGCGTCAAGGCCTGGCCGGTGTCCATCACACCCAGGAAGCCAGCGTAGTGGATCAGCTCCTTGAACCGGTTCGGGCTCGGCGTGGCCGTGAACACGAACTTGAACTCGACCTGGTCGAACATCGGCAGGAACTCCTGATAGGTCTTGCTGCCGTAGCTACGCAGGACGCTCGCCTCATCCAGCGAAGCGGCGCCGAAGCGACCGACCGTGATTTTGCCCTCGCGGACCGATTCGTAGTTCGTCATGTAGACGGTACCGGGCCCGTCGATCTCATCGTCCGAGCGGATGAACTTCAGGTCGACGGCGCAGTCGCCGGTGAAGCGCTTCGCGACCTCGCGTACGAACTCCTGGCGCACGCCGAGCGGCAGAACGATCAGGCGGTACATTTCAGGGAAGCGGATCCCGATCTGGCGCATCACCTCGAGGTTCGTGCTGGTCTTGTGCAGGCCGAACGAGGCGAAGATCGCGCGCTGGCCGCCGACGAGTGCCCACCGTACGATGTCGCGAGTGTGCGGCTTCAGGCCCGGATTGATCTGATCGAGCGGGACGTCGAAGCCCTTGGCGGCAGCCAGTTTGATCTTGTCGCGAAGGAAGGCGTTGTATTCTTGTAAAATATTGCCAGACATAATTACTCCACGGTGATTTGTTCAGAGGCCGCGTCGGCTGCAACCGTCGCGGTCTCGCTATTCGTGAGCAGGCCTTGCGCCCGCAGCCTCTCTTGGCTCTCGGCCCGCGCCTCATTGAACCGAGCATCAACCACCTCGCGCGGCACGTGGCCGGCATATCCGCCGTCAAGCCATGCATGGCAGTCCGAGCAGCCGTAGCAGCCTTGATGGTCCGGTGCCTTCAAACCCATGCCCTTCCCGTCCGCTAGGCGGTTCGAGTGGCACCAGGCCGTGGTCTCTGGGTTGCGGTTGCAGATGCCCGGGAAGCGGAGCGTGCACTCCTGACCGCGCGCCGAGGCGCGGATTGGCGTCATCTTCGGGCGGCTCGCTTTCATCGGCTTGCGCTGCTTCAGCGGCTTGGCTTCGCGATCGCGCGCTTTCGCCTGAACCGCAGCTACGCGCAGCAGGCCTGCGCCGGCAGCCGGGGTCTTGAAACCGCTGCCGCGCGACATCGGCGTCTTGCGCTGCAGCGGCTTGCCCTGTTTGAGGGGCTGGCCCGGCTTGAGCATCGATGCGCGCATCAGGCCTCCACCGGCCACTTGCCAGGCTTGACCCGCACGCCCATCTTCATCAACGCCCGGGCGGTGTCGTACTGGGCCTGCCATGCGGTTACGGGCTGGCGGCGCTCGACTGGCGGGGTGTCGAACAAGGCGCGAATGAACGCCTCACCGGTGATTGGCGGCTGCTTTCGACGCAACTGACTCGGCTCTTGGTAGGTCTCTTCGCCATCAGCCCATCGCACCCCATAGTGCTCGCCGAACTCGAATTCGCCAGTGCGCCGGCAGTACACGAGGCGTGCCGCCAATTTCTCGATGATTTCGCACTCCATCCCGTTTTTCTCGGTGTGGTGAATGAAGTTCTGCCCGATGCAGATGTCACCAACTTTAAATTGCCCGCTCATAGCTCAGTCCTTCCAATGGTCACGATCGTCACTGTCTCGCGCACCGACCAGGCCGGCACGTCCGCGCGCGGGCCGCGGCGGTTCGGGATGTGCTTCTGGCTCAGCGTGCCCTTGCGCCAGTCGCCGCGGTACTGCGGCTCGACGACCTTGCCGGTAAGCACCTGCTTCCGCTTGGGCGCCATCTCGGCGAAGTGCTGCCGCACCGACTCGGTAACGTCAATCGTGCCGGCCGGGGTCTCGTAGAGCCAGTTGGCCTGAATGGCCGCTCGGATTTTCGGCTTCTGCGTGCTGTGCGCGCCAAAGTCGACGGCAACGAACAACTGCTCGATGGTCTGCGGACCCCGGGCGATGATCAGCTCGCAGGCTTTGTAGGCAGCGCCGCTCCTCGATGGGAATGCGGTGGAAATGATGGCGGTCATGCGACCCTCCGGATTGTGTATTTAGCGAGAGAGCAGCCGCCGGCGTGCGGCAGGCCTTGCAGTGCGCCGCAGGCGATGCAGCGCTCGTCGGATGGGTTGGCGTAGATCATGCGGCCTCCAGCATCGCGGTGATCACGTCGCGCGCGGCCGGCGGGCAGACAGCATTGCCCAGCATATGCACCGCGTCTTCGTGCCTGGCCGGCAGGATATAGTCGGCCGGGAAGCCCATCGCGGCGCGGCACTCCTGGGCAGAGAACATGCGCATCCGGTCGCCGTTGATGATTGCGTGGCGGTCCTTCGTGGTGATCGTGCCGACGGGCCGATGGATCGAGCGCCCGCCCTTCGTGCCGCCGTAGTAGCTGCTGATGAACCGGTCGCCATGGGCGGCACGGCCGGCGCTGATGCGCGCCAGGGTATTCGCGGCGCGGCCCGGCTTCTCGATCGGCTGCCAGTTGCCGGCGCTGAAGTCGATGAAGCTGCTCGCCGGGACATGCTGACGCTGCTCGAGCTGGATCATCAGCGGGTGCTTGGCGCGCACGGCGGCTATGAACAGGCGTTCCCGGTGCTGCGGCGCGCCGTGATCAGCCGCGTCTACGATCATTGGCGTCAGCGCATAACCCAGGGCGCCCATCGCTGCGCACCAGGCCGGGTACAGCGCCCAGCGAGTGAACTCGGGCACGTTTTCTACTACGGCGGCCGGCGTGCGGTGGTATTCGAGCGCGGAAACCACGGCCCATGCTGTCGAGCGGCTGGCGTCGTGCTTCGGGTTGCCGTTGGCCTTGCCGCGCGCTTTGCTGTGGCCCTGGCAGCACGGCGAGGCCATGAGCAGATCATGCGCTGGCACGTCGCGCCAGTCGGCCTGCTGCAGGTCCTGGCACAGGTGCGCGGCCTCTGGATGGTTCTGCGAGTGAATCGCCACGGCCGCCGGCCAGTGGTTCGCCGCCCACACGACGTTGACGCCTGCCATCTTGGCACCAGTGCTGAAGCCGCCGGCGCCTGCGAAAAGATCGATCGCTTTCATGCTCGCGCCTCCATCCTGGCCGGCCCGGTACCGAACAGCGCAGCTACATACGGATCACGCTTTGGCGTAGCGCGGCTGACCTTGATCGCGTAATGAGCGTCGTCAGCCAGGATGTGAAAGTGGCGGCTCGAGTCGCGCGCTGCGATGCCTTCGGGCGACCGTGGAGGAACGACCGGGCGTGCAGCGACTTGACCAGCAAGGTGCGTCAGGTACGCCTCGACCTGATCCGGCCCGATCGCCAGGACGATCACGGCGCCGTCATCCGATTCGACCGGCTTTACGCGCTCAGCCAGGTCTACCAGGTACTTGCGCACGCCAGGCGGGCTCAGCTCGAGCAGATTGCAGATCTCGTCGCGCGACATCGGCTTTTGCTGCAGAGCCAGGACCAGCATGCGGATCTTCTCGATGCGGGCTGCGGTGTGGCTGTTGGGGGTGGAGTGGGTCATTGGAGCGCCCCTCGCAGTGCGGCGATTTGAGCGGCGCGGTGATCCTTGACTTCCTTGATCTCTTCCGGCGTCCTGGAAAGCCACGCGAGCCGGCCACGCGCGATCGCGTCATCGATCGTTTTGCCGTATGCAATGCTGAGCCCAGTTTCAACGTGGGTCGCACTCCAGCGCTCGTAGTCATTGAGGCTATCGCCAATCGAACGGTGCACCGCGAACTTTTCGGCGCTGCCCTCGATGGTGAATGGCTCGGCGATGACCTCCTCGCCAGCGACGTGCCCAGATACCGTGATGACGGAGATCCTCATGCTGCACCTCGGATTTGAGTGCGCGCCACAGCGACCAGACGCTCGTCGGCATGCGTCAGCGCGTTGAGCATCAGGCGCTTCTCTTCCAGGTAGGTGACTGCGAACTTCGGATCGTTCTGAACTATCGAAGACGTATTGCTGATCAGGTCCGCCACCTTGATGGTCTGGACCCATCCGGGCGCCTTGGCAAGACGCTCACGGGAAGCGGCTTTCCGCTCGGCGCGGTTGCCCTGCTCCAGGTCGGACAGCAGCATGACGCCGCGGGCGACCAGCAAGCCGAAGCGCTCGACCAGGTCCGCCTCCACTACGCCTTGATCCTCGACGCAGTCGTGCAGCCATGCGACAGCGATCATCCGGTCAATGCGCCCCTGGACGCCGTCAACCACGTCCCAGAGAATATTGTCGCCGGCGACCGTGGCGACGATGCCGGCGACTTCCGCCAGGTGGTCTGCATAGGGATTGCCGGTGTAGCGGCGCACTTGTGAAGCGTGGACGTGACGGGCGAATAGCATCGCCTCGAAGGCGGCCAGGCCTTGGCGGCGGTCGACCAGCTCAGCGACGTGGTCGATGCGCGAAGACTGATCTTCACCGGCGTGCGCCGCCGGTTTCAAAGTTTCGTGTACCATTCGAATCTCCAATGCGTTGTTGTTGTTTCACGGAGCCCGGCTGCAACCGGGCTTTGTCACTTCTGCGGTGCTGCCATTTCTGCCTTCAGGCGCTCCCAGCGCGCTACGCTCATCACGCTCGGTGGCGTCAGGCCCATCTCGCCAATGCATCCCGGCTCCGTCGCCGGCAGCGACCACTTGCCCTTGCTGCGCTTGGCGCCAATCTGGGTCAGCGCCGGCACAACTGCGGAGCCGCGGCCGGCGCCGTTCCAGCTGCACCACGCTTCGCCGATCCTTGCTGCGATTTCGCCCGGGCCGAGCGGCTCACCTGCTGCGAGCAGCACCTGGCGCACCTTCTCGTTGCGCTCGGCGGCGGTCGGCTTCATTCTTTGATTCAAGTGACCTCCTTTCATGACGGCGCGCAGATCCGCTGACGCGCGCCGGGTTATCGTGGTATTAGTGGGGAGCGGTCTACGCGCCCGCGGCTTCGTCGGGACGGATCGGCCGGAAGTGCTTGCGCCGGTCGCCCATCAGCTGACGCAGATCCTTGATCGAAATTTCGCTCTCCTCGTGCATCGAGATCAGGAGCGTCGCACCCACCGCCAGCTTCCGGTGGCGGATCTTGCTCAGCACCGGGGATGCCACGTGCAGCTTCTGAGCCAGGGCTGCGTCGTTCTTCAGGCCCAGGTGCTTGATCAGGTGGTCAAGCAGCTTATTCGGGTCGTATGTTTCGATCGTTTCTTCTGCGGCTGCTGCGGTGCTCATCGCTCTCTCCCTGGTGGTGTTGGTATTGGTGACGGCTGCCCGCCGCCTGGGTATTCCCTACTTCGATTGGTCAGGCGCTCTGCTCTGCCGCCAGCAACGCAGCTTCGGCATCGCGCTTTGCGTTCTCGTCCGCCTGGATCGATTCGTTCAGCTCCTTGATCGCGGCGCGGAAGGAATCCGGGGTGCGCTGGGTAGCAGCGATCAGCACCGCGGTTTTCGCTTCTCCGCCCTCCTTGATCATTGCCTGGAGGTGCGCAGTGCCATCGAACTCCGCCGGCGAGACCGGTGCCAGGCTGCGCGCCTCGACGCCGAGCGGGCGGTACATCTGGTTCAAGCAGTGCAGCTTCACGTCGATCGGAAGCGCCGCCAGAATGCTCGGCACGATCCCGGCCGGCAGGGGACAGCCTTCATCCAGCCACCGGAACAACTTCTGCGCAGCTTTCTTGGCCTGCGTGTACGTGTCGCCCACGAAGCTGAATTCGACGCCGGTTGCAGCCTCGCCGCCCAGTGCTTGGTGCGCCTCCATCACCATCGCAGCGAAGGCTTCACGGCTGATGCAGGCGATGCTGTTAGCGCGGCGCCAGGACTCGATCTCGGCGCGGAGAATGCTGGCAGTGCCTTGGGTACGAGGATGCATATTCATGACTGTTTCCTTTTATTCACTTAATCTGGACACACTGAATTTCGACAACATTCGAGGCCTAAAAAATGCCCGCTTCCCAAGCTTTTGTACTCATCAACCTTGATCTGGTCGCTGTGCCGCTGCAGGTCGGCGGCGCCGGCGTAGTGACGATCTACTGCGGACAACAGCGGGCTAATCGGCTGCGCGCCGGCGCGGAATCTGAGCCGCAACCGCTCCATCCAGGGAAGCAAAGGCAACTGGACATGCCAACCGCAGGAACTTCAGCTGATGCTTTGGGATGCCATTGACCCTCCACTGAGAGACAGCGGAGTCGGTCACATCGGCAATCGCTGCCACTTTTGATGTCCCGCCCAAGGCATCGATGATTTCGTCAGGCGTCAGCTGTTTGTCCATGTTGTTACTTTAGCCTACTAAAGTAACTAACGCAAGCACGCTAAAGCGAAAAAGATTTAGAGTGCTAAATATGAACGATCTAGCAACACGCCTCGAAGAGGTAATGAAGGAACTGAACATTGCCTCGCGTAAGGAACTTGCAGATTTCTGCGGAGTCGGCCAGGGGCTGGTGACGCAATGGTTCACCGGAATGACGAAGCTCGGGCCTAAGCCACTCAAGGCGTTCGCGCGTACGAAGTTCAGCCTTGACTGGCTCACTGATGGAAAGCTGCCCAAGTACCGCCCAGGCACCGTCAACGATGGGTCTGAGGTTGAAGATGCGCCAGAGATCCTCGGTACGCCGCGCCTAATCCCGGTGGCTGGCCGTGTTCAAGCCGGGCCCGATGGCCTCCTCCACGTGGACGACTTCCCTCCCGAGCATCCGGAGGGGTATATGGCTTGGTACACGTCGTGTGTAGAGGCATACGCACTACGCGTGCGCGGTGAGAGCATGAGCCCTCGTTATCTGCCGGGCGAGTTCGTCGGCGTAGATCCGTGCGCAGAGGTGCTGCCCAGCGACGAGGTGATTGTGCTGATGCATGACGGCCGCCGGATGATCAAGCGACTCCTGTGGGTTCGCGACAAGCAGGCCTGCTTTGAATCGGTCAATAAGGACTACCCGAATATCGTGATCGACTGCGAGGACATCATGAAGATGCACCTGGTACTCGGCCACATCCCGAAATCGGCGTTCCGGCCGAGCGTATGACGACACTCGGCAATACAGCACTCGACTTTAGGTTCGTTCGACGGGTTCGGCTGCGACTGCGCGCAGGCATCTCGGGCTTCGAAACCGAACTGGTCATCGATGGCGGCGATGTAGTTGCGGTGCCGGCTGCCGAGGTTTCGCAACTGAAGGTTGAGCCAGCCGCGCTGCTTGCACTCCAAGTCCGCGACCAAGGTATGGAGCCAATGCTGTTCGAGGATGACTGGATCGTAATCGACACCAGCGACACTGCGCGACGCAGCGGCGAAGTGTACGCAGTGAACTGGAACGGCGAGGCATGTGTTCAGCAGCTGGTGGAGCGCGGCGGCCAGTGGTACCTGAACTACCTGAACCCCACTTTCAAGCCGATCAACGTGAGAAGCGGGCAAATCAATATCGTCGGGCGGGTTGTCTATCAGCCCGGCCGGATCGTCACGGGGCGCCTATAGTCATGAACGCAGACGAGCAAAATAAGCTAGAAGTTATCCAGGCGCTCGGCGACTATGCCAGGCGCACAAGCGAGATCATCGACCGCATTAGCGATCGTCGGAGCGTGAGCGGATTTGAGAAGGATGAACTGCAAGCACTCTATAGCTCGCTGAAGGATGACATCAAAGAGGCCGCTAAGCGCGCGAAGGTCTCTACAAGTCAGCAGCAGACAGAATGGGAGCGCTGCTATTTTGTGCCCGCCGTCATGAAAGCAGCCAACTCGCTGCGCGCTAAGACCAACAGCCACCCGATCAATTCAAATTGGATGGGGTCATTGCTCGATGCTGCGAGCGAGTTCAGTTATTACTTGTACCAGATTGAAAAGGATCGCCTAGAAGATCAGTAGCGATCAACTCGGCCAGGGCTAGTGTTCGAAGCATGTGGGCATGCATTGCCGACAGTCTCCACTCGGTCGAGGTCGAACCTTCAGTGCGAATTCGCTCAGACAGCCAAGCTGCCTTCCGGATGTCGTGCACCAGATCCAGCGCCTTGTAGTCGCCAAATTCACGCCGGTGGCGGCGACGCGCCAGCCGTGCCTCAACGCTCGCGCGGCGCAGGTTTGCTTCGCATTCGGCCGGGAAAGTGGGATCGCTCATAGTTTCACCAGTCTAGCTCTTGCGCAACAGGTTTACAACTTCGTCGTGATAATAGGTGAGATTCTTGCAACTTTCAGAGGCTATACTCGCGCGAGCGATACGGCACGCTCAGCTGCCGGCACCAGGTGTAAGCATCATGAAAAGAGCACTGATCATTGCCCTGATGGGTGTGGCGTGTGCGGCACAGGCCGCACCGAAAGCAAAGCTGAAGCAGACTGCAAAGCCCGACCCGATCGCCGGGGCGCATGAGAGGGTGAAGGACGTGCTTAAGGACCCGGACTCGGCCAAGTTCCGCACCGAGTTCGTTGCACGCGACGGCGCCGTCTGCGGGTTCGTGAACGCGAAGAACAGCTACGGTGGATACGGTGGCTTCAAGCGCTACATCGTCGAGCCCGAGCGGGTGATGCTGGACAACGGCGGCGAGGATTCCTGGAAAATGGATTCGCACTGGTATGACGTGTGCTCGGAGTTTGAATCCGCAGCGAAGTAGGAATCTTGATAACAGATAGTTCCCTCTAATGCCGAGGGACAACAAACATGCCAAAACGCATCGACTGGCACAAGGAGCTGATGGACGGGCTTCTGGAAGCCGCCAACCTAAATCGCGAGAACCCAAGTCGCTACACCAGCGAAGGCTACCTTAAACCACTCTGCGCGCCGGATGAGCACAAGCCATTCCGCAACTCCAAGCGATGCGAGGTGTGCGGCCTGGTGGTACGCGGCGAAGGCGCGAACTTGCCACTAGCGGCAGGGGAGCATTAACTGCGGTGTTCGCTTTTACTGGAGAATTACCTTGTGAAGAATGAAACCATTGAGGCACTCGCGGCGTTCGTCGAGGCGCAGCGAACTACTGATCTGAAAGCCATTTCTACGATGATTGAGCTAGTCAAGCTTTTCCCTGCCGGGCCCGCTCGCGAACCTGCGCTTGAGGCATTGCAGGCGCTCGTCCAAGAGTCAGAAAAGGTGCACCAAATTGCTGAGCGGCTTTTTAGCGTATTGGGAGGAGAGGTGAATGCAACGAGATCCTGACAACTTGCGCTACTTCAATGATGAGATTAGGCGCCTGAGAACGTCGGATCGCGCCAGCGAATCGTCGTTTGACGGAGGGGGCGGTGGCGGCTATGATCACCCCATGGAAGCTCGAGTGAAAAAATTGGAAGATGACCTGTCGGCGATGAAGTCCGACGTGGCAGTCATTCGCTCGAACTATGCGACCAAGGAAGACATGGCGAAGCTAGGCGTAGCAATGCATGCCGAGATCAATGCACAGACCTGGAAGCTGGTTACCTTTGTCTGCGGGTTCGGCACCGCGCTGGTCGCGGCTACGTATTTCATCGCCGGGCACATCGGCAAGTAGTCCCGCTCTGCTTTGGCATCGGGCTTAAGTCCTCCTCGGAGGCCGCTACAGACGGGAGATTGCAATCCACTGTAGTGTCTGATGGTCCACCTTCGGGTGGCCCTTGCTTTTGCTGCCGGCCCGCCATGCGCGGGCTTTTTTACGCCCAAGCGCTGAGACGGCGATCTACCTTGCCCGCCTCTTCCGTGGTTTCCTGGCCTTCCCTGGCGCGCCTGTAGCCGCCTTCAGATCGAACTTCGGTAGCCAGCGCTCAAACGTCGTCAGCATCGATCCAGCTGGCACGTACCACGTCTTCCGTTCCGCATCCCACCTGGCGCCCAGGCGGCGGGCCTCGTCTTTCTCCGCATACGGAACGTTCAGTTTGGTCATCACCAGCCCTTCCCTGCGCCCTCGCGCGTATTAGATAACTCATGCTCAGAATTTAGATAACGCATCTGTTACCTAATCAATCACGCTTCTACTGCCTTCGCTTCGCTGCGCGCTTCGCTTGCGGCCGCATTACTTCGTAATGCTGGCAAGCTTGCGCTTGCCGGTTTTTATTTCCTGCTTGTTAGCTTTTCTTTTTCCTTAGCCCCCAGCCCCCAAGCTTTAGCTAATACGCGTGCAAGCGCGAGCGCGTAAGTTCGCTTCCTTCAGGTGTTAGCTCGACAAGCACGCGTGCGCGCCCGAGGCACCATCCGACAGACTTTCGAGTACAAGGCTCTGTCTTCGCCACCTTGTGTGAGCCTCCCCCTTGCCCCCCCGTTTTTTTCACCAGGTCGCAGTCTCACCTTTCCCCCTACACCTGTGTGTTTTCTGCATGTAGGGCGGTCAACCGAACTCGGCTGACGGGATGAACTATAGCACACACTTTAGCAAACTAAAGAAAATGCTTGCGACTGGATATTTAGTGCGCTAAAGTACCTACATCAACGCAGCGAACTCAACCAGGAGCCCAGCGATGCAACAGATGAACAAGCCGAGCAATTAGCAGGTTCGCAACTGGATGCAGCAGCGCCAGGAAAGTCGAGTCCCGCCGCCGAGCCCGGAGCAGATCCGGACGGAGCTGGGCTGGAAGATGGTTGAGGCAGAGCGCGAGAACACGAACAGGAGCAAACGATGAGCAACACCACCCCGAATCCGCTGGCCCGACTCGTACTCGAGGCGCAGCAGATCATCACGAAGGCAGCAGTGCCTGGCGCCAACAAGGCAGTAGCAATCGAGCGCCTGGCGGGCCTTCTGTGCACGCCGGTAGCGCACCTTGCGCTGCTCGATGCCGTGGGCGCCGATGGCGTGCGCACTGCGCCCGCGGCCCTGGCTTGAGGAGCGAGCGATGAGCGCAATCCCTAAGCCCTGGACCGACACCTACCTCCGCAACGCGATCCGCGACGAGATCGGCCTCGCACGCCTGATGGGCTTCACCGTGGCGATGCCGGGCGTGATCACCGCAGTAACGGAACTGATCCCGACGCAGAAGCGCGGCTACCGCTTCCTGGCGCCGACCTCGTCGCACGGTGCCCTGCCCGCCTGGCGGCGCAACTGGAACGCGGCCGGCCCGCTGATCGGTGAGCTGGGCCTGCGCGTGCTGCCGGATGACGAAGACGGATCAGTGTCTGCCGGCACCGGTGGGCGCCGCAACGTGACGGAGCGCTACGAGGAGCACCCGAGCCGAGATGCCGCAATCATGGCGGCGATCGTGCGGGCAGCGATTCTGGCCCTGGAAGCCCGAGTCGAGCAGTAACCCTTTCGCTCGATATCGAGCCGCCGGCACGGCGCCAGTGCGAACCAATCGACTAACGAAAAAGGAAATCATGGGCCTCGATATCTCCGCCTTCAGCGGCATTGAAAAAATTGATTGTGTCTTCGACGCGGACGGCGATGCCATGCATCCGGTGACGCGTGCGCCGATCGACTATGACGTGCGCGTGTATGCCAACCCGGATTTCCCGGGGCGCGCCGCCGGCGTCGAAGACCGCGCCTGCTATGTCAGCAAGGACAGCTGCGGCCTCAGCATGGGATACGGCGCGTACAACGCCTGGCGCAACGAGCTGGCCAAGCTCGCAGGCTACCCCGAGACTCGCCAGGTCAACTACGGCATTGCCGAAATGCGCTACGACGCCGGCGCTTGGCTGGCGTCGAGCGGCCCATTCTGGGAGCTCATCAATTTCAGCGACTGCGAAGGGACTATCGGGCCGATCGTCAGCGCAAAGCTGGCCAAAGATTTCGCGGAATTCGAAGAGCGTGCGAAGGCGGTGGGCGGCCACTTCTACGACCGTTACCACGAATGGCGCGAAGCGTTTGCCATGGCGGCCGACAGCGGCTTGGTCAACTTCCATTAATCGTACCTAGCAACCACACGCCCAGGAGAACAGCATGGCCTTCCGCATCACCGTAATCGACAGCGCTGGCATCAAGCAGCGCCCCTATATCGCCATCGGCAACCGCGATGCTTTGATGGACGCCGAGTATGACGCCGGCGCCCTGGGCGTCACCGTGCTGGGCGTTCCTGCGGAGCGTGCGCCGTGACCCGCGTAACCGAGCGGGAGATCGCGACTGCCAAGTTCAAGCTGGCCGGCTTGATGATCCTGGGCGTAGTGGAGGCGATCGTTCTGGTTGCCACGAAGTGGGGCCAGTAATTCAAGGCGCAGCGCGTCAATAACGAAAAACAAGGAATCCAAGAGATGTGGTTCAAGAACCTTCAGCTTTACCGTCTTCCCCGCGCCTGGTCGATGACTGCCGACGCGCTTGCCGCCTCCCTCGCCTCTCAGGCCTTCTCGCCGGCGACCAGCAGCGAACTGCTGCGCCAGGGCTGGGCGCCACCGCGCGGTGACGGCGCGCCGCTCGTGCACGTCGTGAACAGTCAGTTCCTGCTGCAGCTGGCGACCGAGAAAAAGATCTTGCCGGCGAAGGTGATTGCGCAGGTTGCCGCGGCGCGCGCCGATGAGCTGGAGAAACAGCAAGGCTTCCCGCCGGGCAAAAAGGCGATGAAGGAACTGAAGGAGCGCGTGGCCGATGAGCTGCTGCCGCGCGCATTCTCGATCCGCGGCAACACCTGGGCCTGGGATCGACCCGATCAACGGCTGGCTGGTGGTCGACGCGGCGAGCCCGAACAAGGCCGACGACGTCATCAAGCTGTTGCTGAAAGCCGTCGACAAGATGCCGCTGGAATCGGTGCGCGTGCAAAGCTCGCCGGTGGCCGTGATGACCGGCTGGCTGGAATCGGACGAGGCGCCGTACAACTTCACGATCGACCAGGATACG